AGGTAGAAGAAAAGAACCTATCCTATCAAAACTTTAGTGTAGAAGATATTGGTAAAGCCAAAGTAAAGGTGCTTGGTAATAAAATTGGAATACAATCTGCTATCAACGATAAAAGAGAACACCAAGTTCTTACTGCTAAACAATTAACTGAAAAGAAGTATGATTTAGTTATCTGTTGTGTAGACAATTTAGCGGCTAGAAGACTCCTTTACAAAACAGGACACGGTGAAGACAGTGCTGTTAAGTGGTTAGACCTTAGAGCGCAAGGTAGGAACGGAGTATTGATTTCTTACAAAGTTAATCCAATACTAATACCGGATTTACTTGTCGGTGCAGAAGGTTCATTCAGTTGTCAAGGTGGAGATTGGGATGGTTCGGCTAAAGATATTAGTACTATGCACATTGCCATAGCAGGTATTGCAACCCAATGGATTCAACGTTGGTTTAATGATAATAATGACGTAGCAGATAAAATGGTAGTGAATGTATGAGTGAAGAAGATACAGAAATAGATGATTTAATAGAAGAAGATGTAGGTAATATAATGAATGTTATTGCAACAGATGGTTTTTACTTACAAGCAGAAATAGTAAAGGTATGTTGTCCTGTTTGTCTAGAAGAGTTCATGGGAACTAAAAGACACGCAGGTGGTTTCATAGCCGGACATAGAGCATTCCATGAGTTTGAGAACTCTCAAGACTTTATGGTAGAACAAATGGGGGGAATATAAAAATGAAAGAAGAAAATAAAGAAGAAATGAATAATGAAGAAAATAAAGAAGCAATGAAGGACTTTGATTGGAAAGAACACATTAGGAGTGTTTACAAAGATATGTCTAATAGTGAAGGTGGTGTTAATTTTGTTAGACCATGTGCAGATACAGAAATGTTTCTATCCGCTATTTGGCAAATGTCTGATGAAGTATTAGAGGGCATGGAAGTACAAGTAGTAATAGATGACAAAGATGATTTGTATATTAGTAGCGGTACACCCGCTTTCGTATCGTTTCAAGGACACGAAGATGAATTAGTAAATGGCGCACCAATGAGAATACCGATTAAGAGTTGGATTCATACACACCCTTTCGGTGAAGCATACCTAAGTAGTACTGATTGGAAAACTGTCAATACATGGAACACTATGATGAAGAGTGCAATAGTATTAGGTGATAATCAATACCTAGCAGTTAATATGAATAATGAACAATACGAAGAAGGAACTTATTCTGCAAAGAAAGTTTTCTATGGTTTGTTGCAACAGACAGTTTTTGATGATATAGAACCTACAACGGATGGTGAAGAATAAATGAATGGTAAAGAATTAGTTGAGAACACAAACAATATTGCTAAGGCTGTAAAGACATTAGTTAAAGATAATAATGAACTAACAGATTTAGTTTGCTACATGAGAAAATTATTAGATGAATGTCTTCACGAAAATAAGGAAGGAGATTTAGTTATGTTAACTAATGATGATAAGAAATTATCTAGAGCATTTGAAATTATGATGTTAGTTCAACATGAAAAAGATTTAGCGAAGGAAAGGAAAGAACAACTTAAAAGGCATTTCGGTAATCCGAAAGACGGGCAACAAGGGTTAGGTGCATTTAAATGAATGAAGAAAATAGTAGACAAACAACATTGAAAGAATTTGGATTAGTATTCTTGGTAGCAGTAATGTTATCAGGATGTGCGGGTGAAATTATTCCCGACCCACCAACAGATGACGATAGAGTTATTCCTAACTCTTCTACATTAGAAGGTTCTTTTACAGTATTAGTTGGAGATAATAATTCAACTACTCCTGTAATAGTATTGGGTAATTCAACAACATGGTTAGAGGTAATCAATTGTAATTATACTGCAACCCATCTAAGTTTTACAGTTGATAATAATACTGTATCTTTTCACAATTATACCTTTGAAGTCGGAGGTTATGTTTCACAAGGAAACACACTTTGGTCTAACGGCTACGCTCCATCAATAGGTTCAGTAGAATTACATTTCTCTGATTTTACATATGATATAACAATTAATTATACTGTTACATATAGAGAGTGGAGAGGAACAGAGTGAGTGGCTGTCTTTATTGTGAAGATACTGTTTATCGGCATGGTTTTTGCTACGAATGTTATTGTAGGGAAAAGGGCTTCTGATGGTTAAACACAAGGCGGTTACTATTCAGTTCCCTGCCCCACTACCTGCTGAAATTCTATGTCCTATTTGTGAAGGAAACAAATGTAAAGTTTGCGATATGACAGGTAAGATGAAATTAGTAGTTGATGCTAAAGTACCAATACAAAGAAATCTAATAGTGAAATATGTTTCTAATCATTTAGAATCTATTGCGTTAGAATTATCTAGAAACTATGGTCTAGTTCCCGAAGTAAATACAGAAGAAGTATTTGAGTGTGATGAAAAAAGACAGTATGAGATTGTAAAGATAAGTAGTTTAGGTGGGGTGATTTGGGTAGCAAATAGATTAGATGATTTAGAATCGCCTAGATATTTTACCACACTTAAGGAACTTACTAGATTTAAGGAAGGTTGGTTTACATGAGTGATGATATGGATATTATAGCGAGAGTTCCTCGCAACGCTACTACCGAACTACTAATTAAAACAGGTGAGTTTTGGAAAGTAGAAGTAGTAGATGTAAGATGGTATTCCGATGGAAAGCCAACAAGAAAAGGAGTCAGAATAAATATGGAAGAATTACCTACGTTAATTAAAGCGTTGGAAAAAATAAATAATAAAAATGAGGCGAATAAGGATGACACTAATTAGATTTGCAAGAATGTGTGAAGCAATAGAACTACAAGACAGTACAAAAAACAAAATTAGAATAATAGACGAATCTCTTAGTTCATTTTCTAATCCAAAAATAGTTATAGATATACTTAGTCTTAATTTAGAGGTTAATTCTATTGGTAACAAACGTGCTATAACTTGGATAGCAAATGCATTAGAATTATTTGATGCAGAAGTTAAAGCAGAAGAAGAAATATGGGGAGATATTGGTGAAGGTATGTATCAATTCCTACCCAACGGTAAAGAAAGTAATTACACCATTAAACAATTGTATTCTCTATTAACATTAGACTGTTCCAGTATTAATAGCGATTCTTATACTACCTTTGCTGAGTCAATTAATAATATGTCTAATTTAGAATTAAAATGGTTTATTCGTTATTGGTTGAGGACACCTAGAAACAATATTTCTAATTCTACTGTTGTTAAAGCACTTAAAAGAAGATTTCCCAACCAAAAGGTAGAATATCTATCTTCCATACAACCTGTTTCCACTGTTTTTCAATATTTAGAGCAAGGAAAAGAACCTCCTACTACTATTCAAACAGGAATGTTTCTAAAACCTTCATTAGCAAAATCTTATTCTAATAATTTACCTAAAAGATATATTTTAGATGTTAAATATGATGGTAATAGATACCAAATACATAAAAATAAATCTGATGTATTAATTTTTAATAGGAAAGGTAAGATAGTAAGTAATCAGTTTCCCGATGTAGTAGAACAAGTTAAAAAGTTTAACGCCAGTACTTGCATTTTAGATACTGAGATATATCCTGTCATCGAAAACGGCAGTATAGACCCTGCACCACACAAGAAAATGGCCGCTAGGGTTCATGCTAAAGATAAACAAGAAGCCATGCTTAAATGCCCTGTTAAAATGGTTATATTTGATATAATACAATACATGGGATTCCTGTTAATTGATGAACCATATGAAAAACGTCTTATTCATCTGAAAGATTTTCCTATCGAAAATAGAGTGTGGTCGTTTTCTAGAGAAACTACCATTGCAGCAGCCTATAACACTTCTATTAACAGTGGTTTTGAAGGTATTATGATAAAAGATTTAGATGCAAAATACAGAAGTGGTAGAAGTAGTAATATTTTGAAACACAAACCTCCTAGAATCGAATTAGATTTAGTTATAACTTCTGCTAAATATGGTGAAGGTAAAAGAGCAGGTTTGTTTGGTTCTTTTGGTATTTCAGCCAAAACTAAAAATGGTTATCAAAGTGTAGGCAATGTTGGTAGTGGTTTATCTGATGGGGATTTATTATACTTAACAACAGAACTTAAAAAAACTATTGATAAGTATGCTTCCGATGTATTCTACGTTCTACCTAGAATTGTATTAGAAGTAAGGTGTGATTTAATATCACAAGATTCCGATGGTAATTATGGTCTGAGATTTCCTAGAGTTGTAAGAATTAGGAACGACAAACACGCTTACAATTGCAGTACAATGGAAGATATAAAAAATATGATATAGAAAATGCGATAGGTAAAATATTAATTACCTATTGCACAAGGAGTTAATATGCTAGACCGCAATATTGTTCTCGGTGTTTGTTCTGTAATAGCAAAGCCGACTGTATCAATTATCAAAGCGGAAAGGTATAGTTTAGGTTATAGAGTAAAATTATCAATAGTCTTTAGGAGTAACGGTGGAAGATTACAGGCACTACACCGTTGCTTCTTACAAAATAATATTCAAAGTAAATATAAAACATCCGAGTCTAAAAACAGACAAAGACCAATATTAACTATATCTAAGTCAGATGATATAAATAGATTTTTACAGACATATGATATGTCATCGGTATCATTTGACAATAATTGGGATGTCTTTAAAGAAGTTAAAGATATAATAGATACTAACCGACACAAGACAATGGATGGTCTTGATGAAATACTAGAATTGAAGGGGTATCTAATATGAAAAAGAAAGAAGAGTTGTGTCCTAGATGTGATTTAAGACCTACTAAAAACGGTAAACATATTTGCGAAATGTGCAACCTTTCAATTCTAGAAAACAAACCCGTTGATTCAGTTAACGATACCGAAATATTAGGTTATCACATACACCAAATACTTTGGGAAGGATGTCAAGATTGTGGAAATAATAATTTTCATTGTGATGCGGGTGTTGTAGAAGAAAACAATTTAAAGTGGTACATAATACAAGTACAATGTCAAAAATGTAATGTTAATTACGAACAAATAATGGAAGTGAGAATGAATGAGTCTAATAAAAATAAGCAAAGAACACACAAAGAGTAAACCAATAATAGTACTAGGCAATACAAAAATGGATAAAATGAAAAGGGCTATGTCCTTTGTATCCGATAGTCCCATAGTTATGTATGCTAACGAATATAACATATCCGATAACTTTAGTATCCCTAAAGATGTAGGTATTATTATTGACGAGATGCACTACAAACCTAATACTGATTTAATAAGAAGAACTGTATTAGAATATGCAGGTCAAGTTGTATTAATTACTGATAGTAAAAAGGCAGTACCTACTACTTTGTATAATTTATGTGATATGAAAAGACCAACAGAAAAGTTAGATGTTCTAAACATATCTCCTAGAGCCGATGAACCTATTAATTATGATTTAGATATGTTTACATTGGTTAGAGAATATCTAACTAATAGAGATAGAGATGAAGTTGCTACCAAATTAAAAATGAACAGTCCCGCAGATAATCAAATATTATCTTGGATTATCCCAAACATAAATCCAAACAAAATAGCATTCATTGATAATAATGTGAAAAGACGTTGGGATAGTTCTTACTTTTATGAGTTGTTAGCATATTCTCATAACGGTAAACTTAGTGCTAAGATGGTGATGCCTACTAGAAGAAAGTATTCTAAGTTAGGTAGTATTGCTAGTAGGTTAGGATTAAGAAGACACGAAACTTATCTTCTCAATGATTTATTGAAAGATGATAAGTTCAAAAAATATGCAATGACTAAGTTAGATAATTCAGAATGTAGGTTATTGAAACTTGGAGAAAAAAGAAAAATAGAAACAAAGAAGGTAGTATTACCTTCACCCACTTTAGATAAGTGGTTATAAAAATAAAGAGGAATAAAAATGAGAAAACAATTGAATGATAGAAAATATAAACGAAGAATGGATAAAATGTTAGATTTATTAGAGAAACAAAATGAACTGTTTCTAAAACTAACAAATGAACTACCTGTCTTACAAGCAGAAGTTAATCGACTTAAATCTAAATTATTATTATTAAAAGGAGAGGAAGAGTAATGAAAACTAAAGACGACTTTGAAATTTTACAATGTGTTATTTGCCTAAAAAACATAGAACATAAAATGTTATTCGGTAAAGTTTTCCGCACACAAGGCCATAACGCTGAACCAATTGCATTAGGAAGATGTTGTGATTTTTGTGATTGTATGGTAGTTGAACCTTCTAGGATAGGAGGCTTGTTTGACAAACCTATTGACGTTATTACTTATGGTCTAAGAACCTACAAAGAAAGAATGGCTAAAGATAAAGCCAATGGCATTACAACTAAAAGTTTGAAACAGAGGGCGATACAATGAGTGAATTATGGACTGAAAAATATAGGCCAACAAGACTTAATGAAATAATAGGACAGACTAATTTTGTATTAGATGCAGAACATTGGGTTGCCAATAAAGAAATGCCTAATGTTTTATTGTACGGTGTAGCGGGTGTAGGTAAAACTGCTGCTGCTATTTCCTTAGCAAACGGAATACTAGAAGATAATAGAAAGAATAACTTCTTTGAGATTAATGCTTCTGATGATAGGAAGTTAGAGACAGTAAGAAATAGAATCAAAGAGATTGCTTCTACTAAAAGAATTGGTGATGTACCCTTTAAGATTATTTTACTAGATGAGATGGATGGTATGACTAAAGATGCACAAAATGCATTGAAGAGAATTATGGAAAGGTATGCTGATAATTGTAGGTTCATCATTACTTGTAATGATAGACATAAAATTATTAATCCTTTGATGTCAAGATGTGCTAACTATAATTTTAAGCGTCTTAACAATAAAGACATGAAATACATATTGTGCGAAATCTTGTCAAAAGAGAACATAAATACACATTCAGAAGAGGAATTAGATAAGTTTATTATATATTTACAAGGGGACTTAAGACGAGGGTTGAATGAATTACAGGCTTCATCGGCAAGTAAACGAACTCTCCAATATCAAATAGACATGAATATGAAACCATACTCTGAAATTATAACAATGATAAATGAAAATAACTATGAAAATGCTTTAGAGAAGGTGCATAAATTGATTTACGATTCAACAGACATGAAGACTATATGTATTAATTTACATACAACAGTTCTAGAAACTGAAAGTGATTCTAGTTACAAGTTCAAAATGCTTCGTATAATTGGCGAAACAGAATGGCGCAGTAATAACATGAATCCTAAAGTCTTGGCATCTTGGATGGTAGGACAGATGATAAAATGATAGAGTTACTTTTGGGGTTGATTGGATTGAGAATATTAATTAAAATGTTAGATAGTAACGGGGGGAGAAGAAGATGGTAAAAAGATTCTTTGACTTTAATAAAGATGGAGTTGTTGACAAAGATGACTTTGAACATCTCATACTTAGATATGAGATAATCGTGTTAGGTGGTATAGCACTAATTATACTACCAATATTAAACACGTTAAATTACATTAGTGTAGATTCCAATTTCTTTTGGGTGCTTTGCGGATTAGTAATGGCAGCCGAAGGATTGGTTGAAATAAAATACGAAAGGAAAAAAAGGAGAAAATAATATGAATGAAGAAATGAAAAATGAAATAATGAAAGCAGCAGAACTGCTCGGTTTATCCGAGTCAGATGCTATGAGTAAGTTCGAGGACATATGTACTAAGAACAATCTCGATGCATCTAAAGAACCTCTATTGGCTAGAGGACTTTGGCGACAATATTTTAGTAGTGCTAGAAACATACTAAACCGCGAAAAGACACAAACCAATACGAACAATTCTTTCTATAAGAAAGCATTTGGGTTCTTTGTATCGCTAAATGATGCAGTAGATATAATGGCACTGGATAGAGATAGAGTAGTAAAAGAGTACAATAGAGATAGTGATTTAACTTACTCTCTTGGAAAAGTTGCAATCTTTGCACAAATAGAAGACGGAAAGTTTGAAGGAAGAATGATGAGAGACAATGAAGAAAGAGTCAAAGTTATGGAAGCCTTACCTGAAAACAATGTAGCATTAGATAACGGTCTATTCTTAGTACCACTAAATACTAATGACGCAGCATGGAACAAAAAGAACTACGGTAAACCTACACCTGTTTCAGAGTGGAGAAGAACCGGAGTTTTCGTTGGTGAAGTAGACGGTAGGATGGGAGCATTCGCTTTTAGTTACAAAGGTGATTCATCTCTTACCTTTACACCTAATACTTTTGAATGGGTACACTTTGATGCGTTCTTTATGAACGAAGATTATAGTACTATCTTTGGTGGTAAATCTAGAACAATGGAGTCTTTAATTCTTAACGATGATTTAGCAGAAGAAGACGATAGAAAGAGAGTACCATTCGGTTCTGTCCAAGACATAATTATGGAATACTGTACTGAAAATTACAGTCCATTAGTTGACTTAGAACAGGCTCATAGCAATGCTGCATCTAGACCATACAAACAACGCTATGTTGTTACTGATGGTACTGTTACTAGTATTAATATGACACCGACAGGTAATGGCAATAGAATCATTAACATTGACGATTTAACCACCGAGTTTAATTTTGATAATGATGGTTTTACAGCAACTACTTGTTGGATTCCATCTTCTTTAGTAATTGATTTTGGTATCGGTTCAGAAGTTATTATAGTTGGTAGAACAAGTCAGGGAACAGATGACGAAGGCGCATTAAGACCTGTAACAATTAATGTTAGTGGTATCTATGTTATTAGTGCTAGAGGCGGAAGTCCTGAATTAATCGAACACGTTGAATCAGAAGAAGACGATTGGTTCTTTGACTGATTATGTAAAAGTGTAGTCATGCACATATTGTTGGCTATAAGGGTGCAATACCCTTTAAATTAAAAGGAGAATATAAAATGAAAGAATATGAAATAATAAATGAAACAGTAATTAAAGGAAGTAGTTATTGGTTTAATGTAAGTAAGGTTGACTTTACTACTAGAAAACTAAATGACATTACAGGACAATATTGGGTTAAGTTCCATTTCTCTTCCGGTAAAGAAATAAGAATAATAGTAGAAGAAGAAGATTTAGATGAACTAGTAAATATCTTTGATTATCTATTATAATATAAATGGTGATAAGAATGACAATGAGTTATGAAGAAAGAAAGAAAATAATAATGCAACAAATACAAGACAGAATGAAGAGAGAAAAAGAGTTCCTTCTATTAGGAATTACAGGTAATCCTAAAGTTGGTAAATCCGGTTTAGCAATGGATTGTAGAACAGAAGAAGAAATTAAGAAAGGTATGACAGTAGAAATACTAGACCTAGATGACGGTTCTACTGCTACTTGGGATTCTGCATGGGATAGAGATGAGAACATAAGAGTGTTCGTACCTAATGTTTGGAATGAAGATGGTTCAATGAATTGGGATGAAACATTCCACAACTGTTCTACTTGGATTAAAATGTTAGAAGAACAAATTAAAGAAGGAAACGTAAAGGCTGTAATTTTAGATGGTGTAGATAAAATCTACGAAGGTTCTAGTGATGTACTTCGTAAATCGTTAGTAAAAAATGCAGCAAGAAGCGGCTCTGTAATACAGGATTCAGATACAGTAAGAGTAAGTCCGTTGGATTGGAAAGTTAGAAATAAGATTTATGATAGAATCATTAATCCTTTTGTAGCATTAAGAACTAATAGGTTTCTTATTACACACATGAAGCCCGTCTACGAAGGCATCGGTGCGCCCGTAGCAGTAGGTGAAGTACCCGATTGGTACAAAACAACCCCTCACAAACTACTACAAATAGTAAATATAAAAGAGCAAAAGTTAGGAAAGAAAACTACCTACATGGCAACCTTAGTTGCAAGTAAAACTAATTCCAAATTAGTAGGTAAGAAATGGCCTGTCTTCGTGTTAGAAGAAACAGGAAATCAATGGAATGGAATATCTGAATTAAAAACAGGTGAATTATAATGGAGATAAATAGAAATGAAAATAATAATAGAAGCAAAGGAATTGAGTGAATTAATAGAAAGCGTAGCATTAAAAGGAAGATATTTTGATGGTGGGGAATCTAAAAATGGTATGTTATCAGCACACGCATATTTAGTAGTCAGTGAAAATAGATTACAAATATGGAATGCTGATAACACCACCATTTGTGGATTGAACCATGACTTAGCAGAAGCAACTCATGTCTCTGTTGAGAATGGTTCAGCAGTAGTTGACATTAAAAAGACTGTAAAATACTTGAAAGGTTTTACAGGTGTCGTAACTGTGGAGGCAAATGACTTCTTATTTGTTAGTAGTGAATCATCAAATGCTACCCTACCTTTAGTGGTTGAACATAGTCATCAACCTATGATTGATATGTTAGTAGAGTTCGAGAAAACAGTAAGGGATGTTAATGTAACGTTCCCTACATTTAGAAGGACTACCTTTGAAACTAAACTTCATGTTTCTTCTCACGCATTATCAGAAGCAACAAAGGGATGTGATGTAATCAATACTGCTAGATACAAGTTCGACTACAATGATAACACATTTACAATGTCGTCTATCAAAACTGATTTAGATAAGTATGAAACTACAATACAACCAATGACTAGAGATGGTGAATCTTCAACAGTAGAGTTTACAGGTTTCTTTCATGGATTCTTTAAGACAGTAGTTAATATTTATCTCAAGGATGATTCGCCTATTCTGTTCGTGTCACCAACTAGAATACTATTGAAAGCGCCCTACATGGATAGGAGTTAAGAGTATGATAATCAATGAAATTAAAAATGGTATAGGATTAGTTTGGAGAGATGAAAATAATAACAGACTACAAGAAACTGTTTCTTTGAAAGACTACAAACATTACTTTTTCATTAAGTCTACCTCGACTAGACACACTAATTTGTTAGTTAAAGACAACAATACAAGAGGTAAGTTTCAAGTGGACTTGACTTACGAATTAGGAGATTGGGTATCTCTCGAAGGCGAATCTTTGGTGAAGGTTTCTTGGGGTACTAAATCTCCTAGTCTTAGATATCAGATTAGAGAGAAATTAGAAGAGTTAGGTGTCGATACTTATGAAGCAGACATACCACATCATTATCGCTATGCTGTGGATGAGTTAAGTTCTATTCCCGAATATAAAATGCGTAAGTGTTTTTGGGATATGGAGTGGATGCAAGGCGGAGAACATGATGGTAAGATTACCTGTATAGTAATATACGATAGTTACGATGATGAGTATAGTGTATTCGCTTGGTTTCCTAACTTAGAACAGAAACTTAGTATGGAGTTCCTTTACAAATTAAGAAGGAATTATAACTTAAAAATATTCAAGTCAGAAGAATCTATGCTTGACAACTTCTTAACATATTTTATTCAGAAGAGACCGGATATGTTAATCTCATGGTTCGGATGGAAATTCGACTTACCTAAACTAATAGAGAGAAATAGTGCTTACAATATTGATTCAAGAATGTTATCTCCTTTTAATGAAGTAAGAGGGGTTTCTTGGAAGGATAACAAAGTTAAGATATATCCTAAACAAGTAAACGGGTCTTCTCCTATAACACAACCAATTAAGGGAGTGATTACAGTAGCATTAGATTTAGTTTTTGAAAGACAGTGGAATGATTCACAAAGAGGAACATTACCTTCTATGGCTTTAGATTATATTTCTGAATCTGTTTTAGGCGATAAGAAATTAGTTAGTGAAAAGTTTCCTGATAAAAATGAGTTCTTTGCTAGAGGTTGGTTAGAAGATACTGAAACATATCTAGAGTATGCAATAAAGGATGTTGAGTTAATAAAAAGAATAGATGATGAAAACCATTGTATTGATTCAGTTTTAGCATTACAGAAATTACTTATTGCTCCTTTTGATGCTTGCTTCTATGCAAGTAATATGGGTGGAATATATTTTATGCGTAACGCTAATTGGAAAGCACCAACAGGAAAGAAAGGTGAGAAGGTTAACTACGATGGAGCAATGATATACAATCCATTAACAGAAGGCACGAATGGAAGATATGATAACGTAGCCGCGTTTGATTTCGCTTCTCTATATCCTTCAATGATTATTTCACGGAATATATCATGGGAGTCTAAATCTAAAAGTCCTACTGAGTTTGCAGTTAATCTAGCAATACCTAGAGATTTTAGTGAAGTTAAAGAAGAGAGGATGTTGTATTACAATACAGATAAGTTAGGATTATTACCTAAGTCTCTTATTGAACTTAAAGCATTAAGAAACCAATATAAAAAGAATATGAAAGAATCAACAACTAAAGATGATAAGATTAAGTGGAATAATAATCAAATGGCTGTCAAGAGATTGATGGCTTCATTTTATGGTATTACAGCCTATCAAGGATTTGGTTGGGCTGATATAGACCTAGCCGCTAGTATTACTGCTAGTGCTAGAGAGGCTATTAGATTAGCCGCATTTAAAGCGAGGGAATTATAATGAGTAAAAGATGGAAGAAAAGAGTTAATCAAAACAATAAAGAAACAATGAAATTATCAGAATTAATAGCATTAATGATGAGTAAATATTCTATGACCGAAGAAGAACACAACGCAATATTAAGTTGGGAAGAGTTCAATACTAAAATAGAAAGACAACCATTAACAGAAGAACAAGCAAAACAGACATTTTCAATAGAAGCAATTGCAGGTGTAACTGCTACCTTTCATTTGTGGCTTTTAGGAAGAGTAAAAGATAGGTGGGAATCAGAAGATTGGGATTTAGATAAAGCCCCTCATGCTATATCTGTTAATGCTAAAGTGGATTGGGGAGATGATATATGACAGAATTAGTTAATTTAACCAATCACGATGTAACATTAGTAAAAACAATTGACGGTGTTCAGAAAAAGGTTGTAATAAAACCTAGCGGAATGTGGTATAGAATGAACAACCAAACACAAGATAGAGTTGATGTAATCGTTCAAGATGGGTTAACAATAGACATATATGAAAAAGGCGATTGGTATGCTAACACTAAATGGAAAGGCAGACATTTTGGTTTACCTTCTCCAAGAAAAAATGTATATTATATTGTTAGTAGGATTATGGCTTATCATAATTTAGATAGAAAAGATTTATTGATACCCGAATCGTCTTCTAATAAAGAAACTAAATATCTGTATAGGATGGTGTTAGATAAATGAAAGTAGTTTACGGACACACAGATTCAATTTATGTACAGTGTGATGATATAGAAAAAGCAAAGAACGTTTGTAGTGAAATTAACGACCATGTTAGGAAATCATTTCCTAATCTATTAGGTTTAGATGAACACCCTGTTACTTTAGAGTTTGAAAAGTATTACAAATCTCTTGGAGTTGGTGCAACAAAGAATAGAAATGCAGGTTTAATAACTTGGAAGGATGGAGAATATCTTGAAGAAGACGAGTTTGTTCTTACAGGTTTTTCTGCTAAAAGAGTTGCACAAACTAAATTAGCAAAGGAAACTCAACTAAAGGTTCTGAGAATGTGGGTTGATGGTGATAGTGAAGAAACTATTACTAATTACTTACATGAGTTATTTAACAGAGTTTTATCGGGAGACATAGAATTATCTATGCTTACCAATAGAACAAGATACCGTGAAGAGAGGTTTAAGGTAAAATGTATGGGAGATTGTAAAAAAATGAAATGGGGGAAGGTTTTCTCACTATCAGAAATAACTGAGAATATTAAAGAACATCGTAGTAATTTTTCTAGCAATAAGTGGAAGTGTTGTAACAAACCCAATCTTAGAACATTACAAGATAAGAAACCTACAATTGGTTCGGGTATAGAAGGAGTGTTGTATTACAACTCTTTTAGCAATACTCCAATAGATGATTCTTACCTTTATCTTAAAATTAAAAATTGTACGAATACTTACATTCATCCCTTAACTCAAGAAGATACTATTCCTTCTTGGGTTTCAGTTAAGAATGAATCAGAATTAAACAACTTTACTCCTGACTATTTACATTATGCTTATCAAGTAGTCAGTAAAGCAGAGCCTATCTACAATGCAATGGGGTGGAATATAGATAATATTACTAGAAGTAGGAATCAAAATTTGGGGGAGTGGTTTTGAAACTATCTTGGTCTATGCAAAGAAGATTAGAAAGATGGAAAATTAAATATGCAAAAATTATAAATTGGAGTATGTTTATCAAAAAAGAAATAGTTAGTGATTATAATAAAATTAAGAAACTATTGGAAAGAAAAAATAAAAAGAAGGTTAAAAAAATGAAAATAGATAAAAATAAAAAAGAAACTATGTTCTTTGACTCAAAAGAATATATAGGATTAACAGTAAATAAAGGTGAAATTAAACTTATAGAAAAACCACCACAAGAAATTATTTCATTCAAAAATGATGAAATTAAAACAAAACCAACATGGTTTGAACATGATAGGAATTGTGATTGTGAAGAATGTTTAGATAGTTTAATAACTGATTTAAAGTTTAAGTTTGATACGGAGAATGATTTTTAATGAAGATACAAAATAAAGAAGGATTTGGTAGGAGTTTTACTTATCAATTTGATGCAAAGTGGAAAGAAGAAGATATTAGTAAACCGATATTAAAGATAACGAAATCTTCGGTTGGACAGTTCGATTGGTGTCCAAAGAAATATCAGTTTAGTTATATTGAAAGAAAACCTCAAGATACAACAGAAGCAATGCACAACGGCACATTAGTACACAACGCACTTGAAGACTTTTACAATGTTTTTGATATTAAAAAGGCTGAAACTATGGATAATAAAGAAGTTACTGAATATATGTTTAGTCTATTTCCTATTGATAATATGTCTGAAATGTATGAAACCTTGTCTATTAATGAAGCGCAACGTTTTATGATTGCTAAAGAAGATAAAACATTAGAAGAGTTCTTACCTGTAATTAATGAAGTTACATTAGATGCTCAAATTACAATACATAGAGCAGACTATCCAAAGTTCCCTCTAAAGAGAGATTATGTTATTCATCTTCAAGGGATAATTGATAGAATGTTTGTTGATAAAAATGGTTATATCCCTATGGAATTAAAGACAGGTCAATGGAAAGAGTATAAAAAAACTATGATGAGAAAGGAAATGGCTTATTATAAATTATTATTTGATAATTGTCCTATTGAACAGTTAGAAGCAATCGGTCTTAACCGCGATAAATCAATAACACACTGGGGTTGGAGATACCCTGCTTCAAATCATATATATGTAGAAGAACAAAAAAAGTCTAGTCACAAAGCAGTTATGCGTAGTATAGTAAAATTATTGAAGGCTTATGAGGATAATTCATTTCCAACAAAATACAATGCTAGAACGTGTTCCTATTGCAGTTACTTGGATATTTGTGATGGTGGAGCAGATGAGGGGTGGCTTTAATGGTTGAAATTATTATTTGGTCTGCTACATGGTGTATGCCATGTAAAGGTCTTAAGGCTTGGACGGATGTACATTTTCCCTTTGTAGTTTACAAAGATATAGAAAAAGACGTAGCCCCATTCGAGATTAAATCTGTACCTACTTTACAAGTAGGACAGGAATTTGTAGCGAATGTTTCAACAATAAAACAATATTTATCTAAAAGGGGGAATCAAATTAATGGAAGTTAAATGGATTTATCATAATGGTATTAGAGTTCTAGCACTAGTAGTCAATGATAACGACCCATATGAATTTTGTGAAAATTGTGGTAAGAAACATTATTCTCATCCTAAATTAGCAATCAAGGAATACAAAGATTGGTGCGGGGATTGTAATGATGAATATTTTAAAAAACATATGTCTGATGCAGAATTAGGAATGTGGACTATATACCAAATGGAAAGAAATAGAGCAGTAGTAGTAGTAAAAGAGTTTGATGAAAATGAGTGAAATAGAAGATATAGTAATTAAAAAAATAGAAGCAAGAGCAGAAATTGGAGAACGTAAGTATAATACCACAATGGAAAGAGTTGATTTGACAAAAAAAGCATGGTTAATTCATGCTCAGGAAGAGGCTTTAGACCTAGCAATTTATTTACAGAAATTGATATTGTTGGAGGAAGAGTAATGAAAAATAGTTGGTCTTTAAAAATAATATATTTTATAGGTAAAGTATCTACTATATTTAAGAGGTGGAAAAAATGAAATGGAAAGAATACTTTAGAAGAAAAAAAGAATATAGAGAGAGGAATAAAAAATGAAAATGAATAAAAATGAAGTAGTATATATGTTGGGTTATTTAACTCACCGCCAAATGATAGATGCAGTAATAAATGAAAGTGTAAGTGCAAGTAGTATGATTGATATTTGTGAACACATGAATAAACACTATTGGGGTGGATATGAAGGTTGTATTAGTTATTGTAAGTTCTTTCAAGAAGATAAAGAGTTAGCAAAACTATTTGAAGAATGGTATTTTGTCGGGGAACATTTAACAAATTTTGACCCTGATGGAACATTTTACAATGGAACGGTGGATATTCAAGATACGCATGAGAACTTTAGGAAAGAATACGAAAGAATGAAGGCGGTGTTAAAATGAAAGATAAAGTTGAAAAAATATTAAATTCTAGAGAATGGACGTTTGCAGATTTAACTAATACTACTAAGTTAGTAAAAAGTTTTTCAGATGAAATATACCACGACTTAAGTTCTAAAGAAATGTTGGAATTAGTATGGAACATTCCTGTTCCCGACCCAATTAATTTTGAAGATTTTATGAATGATTCATTTGGTAAACTGTTTCAAACACTTGTCATCGAACAGATTCAAATAGAAATGACAAGTATATTAAAAGAAAAACTACTAAGTGCTAATGTAAACTTTAGTAATAATAAAAATAAGGAGGAAGAAAACAATGATGTTTCCGAGGGAAGTTTGGGCGGGAAGCCACTTAAAGAACGCACCGCAGATGAAAAGAAAGATAGTGAAGAATAAGAAAGAATTTATTGATTGGGTTAATATTTACAATGGAAGAATGAATTGTTATACAACAGTTTATGATTTTGAAGTTGTCAATGATAATACCAAAATAGATTCTTCGGTTGTTCTTGACAGGATGTTTCTTGATTTTGATGCACACGGAGAGCCTTTAGAAAATGCACATAGAGATTTTATGAGTGTTGGAAAGAAACTATTGTCATTAAATATAATGTTCAATGCTTATTTTAGTGGAAAAGGTTTTCATATAATTGCACATGGGGAGCGAGTTAATGATATCAGATGCATTCAACAATATTATACCGAATTGGCTAAAGACCATCCTACTCTTGATAGAACGGGTATTCAGACTAATAGGTTAAGAAGAGTACCTAACACTTTGAATTTAAGCAGTGGTAAAGAAGGTAATCACTACTATTGTTCACCTTTAGATTTTGCTTCATTGGATGGAGTTTCTATGTATGATATATTAGTTATGGCTAAACAAAGAAATCCTATGATAACTACGGGTACTGAGAGAATCGTATTCCCTACTGTTAAACCAATTCATCTAGCAGATATTGAAATAGAGATACCAAAACCTATTGGTACATTACCAATCATACCCTGTTTACATAATGCGATTATGGTCGAGAACCCTAGTCATTATGCTAGAGTTTACTTAGTTCAATGGTATAGAGATTTACTTACATTAGGTGAAAGAAAAGTTTCTTTAGAACAACAAAAGGAAGTAACCGAATTGATTATGACAGAGTTGGCAACAATAGCAGGTCATCCCGAAGTATGGTTAGATTGGGATTACAATAAGACTAAGAAATATGTTAGTGGAATTGTATCCAAGGGTTATCATGCAGCAGGTTGTGAAACTTTAATTACACAAGGATATTGTGTAGGAAAATGTTGGAGGTATCACGAATGAAACTAATAATAGATAGTAGAGAAAACTCGGAACTAACAGAGAGAGTAATAGAAAAAGCCCAAAGTCTAAACGTACCATTTGAAAAACAATGGTTAGAAATTGGCGACTATGTTTTCAATGACGTTTGTTTCGAGGCCAAATCTTCTTTTGATTTCATACAATCCATTGTAAATAAAAGATTGTGGAATCAATTAGATAATATGGATAGAGCCTATGTAAATAATTTAGTTATTGTTTACGGTTCATTTGAAGATGGATTCAGAAAACATTTGGAACACATAAAAACTAGCATGAATAAAACAGCACAAAGAGTTATTCTTAGAAAGAAGTTCTTTGGTTCAATGAGTAAAATAATATTAGATACTGATTGTAGTGTTATTTGGGTTAGAGATGCTTTAACAGCAGCAGAATTAATTGCAGTTGTTTGTAAAATGCAACCACATGATAGAGAAGTATATGTTCCTAGAATTGTGAAACAGAAAAAAATTAGCACTACTGATTTAAGAGTAGATGTATTATCTACAATTAAAGGAGTAAGTGATAAGAAGGCTAAACTTTTGATAAAGAAGTTTGGTTCTATAATGGAAATAGGTGAGGCAACACCTTCTGAACTTTCTGAAATAGATGGTATCGGCAATGTACTAGCAAAACGCATTGTTGATACATTAAACTCAGAAGAAAAATTGCAAATATAAGGAGAAAGAAAAATGAATAATATTGATAATAATTTTAATGAAGATGAATTACTAGAAGAAGCAATGAGAAATCAGTTTAATGAAACGATAAATACAACATTAAGACTACCAAAAATAGTTGAAGAATATGCAGATAGTGCAATAGAGGTATCTAGAAATAATAGAGTACCCGCAATATTATCAGCCTATTCCTTACTAGGGCAGATTTGTAAAGAAATGGTTTACGTTCCAAAAGGAAGAGGAACAGAAGATGTTAGAGTTCACATTATTTGGCTACAAACAAGTGGTTCGGGTAAAAGTGAAATGTATAATTTTACAGGTAGAATAGCGCAGTATGTTTTTGATATCATTAATGGTAGACATAGAGATAATGTTGAAGCAGAAACCGCAGGTGAAAGACATAATAGATTTTCTATTCATGCCGTTAAGTCAACAACAGATGCAGCACTTATCGGTAAAATGAAAATGGAAGATGTCACTATTACTGATGATGACGGCAACACTACATACGAACAAATACCTAAACAACTATTTGGTGGTTTGGAAGGTGATGGTCTTTGTGTGTATGATGAGTTTGAGTATTCGGGTGTTTTCAAACCTACACAACATAAACAAGAAGTTGTAATGTATTTGAATACACTAATGAATACTCTAGCAGGTCAAAATTATAGAATAACAAAACAATTAGCAGAAGGTGGAGAAATGTATTGTGATAGCAGACGTTCTATTTACGCTACATCCTATATTCCTAAAACACTAACTAGTGTTATAGCAGAAACAGGATTGCTGCAACGTTGTCTTATCTATATTAGAGAAGTTCCTATAAGTGAACAGAACGCTGTAAGAGAAACTTTGAGTAATGATTATGGTAGGATTATAGATACACAAACACCAATCAATAAGTTTGGTGATGCATTTGTGGAAATCTATGAATGTCTTAAAGAGAAGTACGATTCTGTTCCATTGGTAGTTAATGATAATATGTCAGAAGAACAGATTAGAGAAGCAGAAGTAATCAGAAGAAAGAAAGTAATCACGTTTTCTAAAGGTGTAAACGATACAATAACAAACGAGACAATTAAGTTTCAGAACTTTGTACATGATAGCCGACCTGCTGTAATTGAGATAGCAAATAATTTTATTACTAGAATGCAAGTAAGTATGGTTAGACTAGCAGTTCTTTCTTGTATTGCAGAAGCACCTAAATTACCAAAGAAAGATAGATTCAAACTAACTAGTAAACACGTTTTACAAGCATCTCATGTAACCCAACAATGTTATAAATCTCTTGTATTGTGGTTAGATTCAGCCCTAAGAGCCGAAAGACTATCTTCTGCCAAGAAACAAAAGTTAGATGTATTTACAAAAGAGTATAAAAAATTAGTAGAAAATGGAAAATCAGTAAGCATAGAAGGACAGACAGGAGAGTGGATAAATAAATCTGTACTATTAGAAACAGTAAGATTAGTAACCAATGCATCACCTGCAACAGTATATAGGAACTACAAATCTAATAAGGAGTATTTTGACGAAATAAGACACAACAAAACTAGATTTGTAAATATAAAAAGGAGAGGAATAAAATGAGTAATAAAACATATGAACATACATTTCAAATGTATAATGTAAAAGATGGCCCGAAAGTAATGATTGAAGCACTAAACACGTTAGGACAACAAGGTTGGGCTTTAAGCACAGTAATGAATATAGGAACTGATAGATTAATCGCTTTCTTAGTAAGAGACACAACTAAAGAAGCACCTAATCCACAAAAAGCAGACCAAGATAAAATTACTGCTTTGTGGTCTGCAACAGGTGATGAAGAGTGATACCATATAGAAAAAAAATGTGGTTCGAAAGAATTTTTGATATATTAAAATCAACCGGAGAGGATGATTCAGATGGCGACTAATGTTTTAGCAATTGATTTAGAAACAAAAAATATGTCTCACGAAATTGGTGGTTGGGAAAACACCCATATGTTTCAAGTATCAACAGTTTGTACTTGGGATGGGGATGTAGGTACTATCTATATTGACAAATCAGTAGATGATTTGAAAAAATCTAATGTAATTATCAAACCATTATCAGAATTAAAATTCGATTTAGAAAAACATTTTGATAACGGTGGAAAATTACTAGGACACAATATACGAAACTTCGATTTACCTGTTTTGAAAAACGCAATGGATATTTATTGTATCAGAAAATACCTAGATAATCCTGAATCATATATTGATACTAGCGCAATACTTTCTAAAGAATACGGTGAAAGATATTCTCTTTCTAATTTAGTTCAACATACACTTGGTTCTGATAAATTAATGGATAGCGCAGATGCACCAAAGATTTGGAAAACAGGAGGTTACTCTCAAGTTGCTGAATATTGTTTGAAAGATTGTGAATTAGTTTATGATTTGTGGAAACACGGTGTTGAGAACCAAATAGTTAAAGGCTTCTCCCTTGAAGAAGCAATTGAGAAAGATTTGGAGGTGATGTGGTAATGGCTTTAAGTGCAACATCTATTGCTATTTGGATTGTTTTTATAATTATGATTTCATTATTATTTTTTGCAGCCTTTGGCAATAGTAAATATTCAGAAGATACTATTGAAGAGTATATGACGAACCTAATAAATGAGGAACAAAAACGTGGCTCTAGTTGAGGTATGTAACTTCTGTAAAGAAGAGACTATACCAAGACGGATTCGTGGGGTCTATGTTGGTAGTCTTGATGAAATCAAGATTTGGCAATGTAGAAAATGTAAGGCTTTGTGGTCGAATAATTAATTTTATTCGGCCATGAGGCTGCTTTTTTTTTGTAATTTTTTTTAGACATTTTTATTTAAATTAGTATTTTTATTTTTTTTAAGAATAGTATTTTTTTTTGTAAAGAGCAATTCTGAGAGTATATAAACTGTGCAGAATTTGTATTTTAACATAAAAAATACCGCAATGTAAATTAACTACTTGGTGTTAGAACTACACTAGAGTGAAGCGGGTTTGTCAACAGTGGAAATTAATCAATCAATTATAGAAGGTTTAACCCACTTAGATTTAGACTTCGCTATGTTTTTTGTAAATACTTTTTTTGTAATCGTATCGCTACAAATGACTCACTTATTTTATGTATTATGGGAGGAAAAAAGATATGAAAGAAAGAACACATCACAATGGTAAATGTAAGTGGATGACCGATTTTATGGAGTCATTGAAAGATATAGAAGTTGAGTAAAATGAATGAAGATTATTGGGAAGCACAAATAGAAGGTTTTGAAAATCAATTCAAGAAACCAATTTGGAGAGACTACTTAGAAACTCAACGTAAGTTATTAGATGAAGTATTTTCTTTAGGTTTAGATTAACAATCTACGCCTTCGGTAAAACCATCTTTGGTTTTTAAATCTTCATAGCATTGTTTAATTATGTTGTATTGAGTTTTAGTAGCAGATTTGTTCATCAAAAAATTACCATTGAAACCGCCAACAGGAGATGCGTTGTCAGCATATGCTTCTGAGTTTGCGTATATTTTTCCATTATATTCAATTGAAAATTTATTATCTCCTTCAACATCTATTTCTTTATTACATCTAGTATCAATTATTACACATATTGCATCTCTGCATAATATTCCAAAGTTTGTATTGTAGTCAATTTCTAACGCCATATTAATTTCCCCGTGTTGTTTTCTTTTTATAATTATTCCTTAAAACCAATTTTCCGTTTGAGGCCAATTATCAACAGCATCATTTGCTGTCTCATAATTTTCTGGTGCATCTCTTAACCATTGTCTAAAAGTAGTAATAGCATTTTGTTCTTCTTCTGTTAAAGAATTATATTTATCTGTTAACATATGAAAATCTGTTGCTAAAAGTGCAAGGTTTCTTGATTCTCTAAACTGTTCCCATGAAACATCATAGGGTACACCATCTTCTGTTCTGTATAATTGTGTTAATCTAATCATGTTAATGTACTCCATACTGCTGTTTTGTTTCCCGAACCCGAACCTGAAAAACTTACAGATGTTGCCGGAGAAGTTGAACCATTAACCCACATAGCAAACCCATTACTAACACCTACGTTTCCACCCGAACCTGTAATGTTAGGTATTCCTGTTCCAGTCCACCCTAAAACTTGAAAATTAGTACTACCGGAGTTTTGATTATTAGCCCAATTAGATGTTAGAATAGCATAATATTTTGAACTATCTAGTGTTAATGATTGTCCACTCGCTACTGTCCAATCTTCTGAATTGTAGCCTGTTGAACCCGATGATGTAACAAACTTTGATGCCGCCCAAGTAGCCGTAGCAATTAGTGTTCCATTAGGACTACTATCTGTCAACACACTATCTGCTAATTCATACAGTGCGGCAGTAAGTCCTGTTCCCGCACTACCGGATGCTAATGTATTAATATATATCCATGCCTTATCTAAAGTTTTATTTTCTAAGAAACTTACTAAATTACCATAAGCCCAATAAGCATTCATGCTTGGGGCAGTTGTAATATTGCTAGCAGCACCATTCATCATTGGAACTCTATTTGAAGTTGGAAACTTAAAACCTGCACCATCTGTATTTGCACCACCGCCTGTTCCATCATCTACTGTTCCATCACTCTTTCTTCTTCTGAATGCTTGTCTACCCATATTTAATCACCTCATGGATGGCATACTGCGTGTATGCTACCTGCTAATGTTCTTGTTGCTCCTTGTGTATTCTTAAATCTTATGCGGATATTATTACTATTAATATCAACTTCTATTTCTCCTATTGGCGCAGCACCATCATAAATAATACCGTATTCTGTAAAGTTAGCGGCTGAACCATCATAATGACACATCACATCCATTGTCTGCACTTCATTAGACGAAGAATCTGTAATATGAACTGATGCTTTGATTGCCTTAAAGTTAGCATGGGGAACTGCTAGTAATGTAATATAGTTATTATTAGCAGTACTTGTTGCACCCACTACATTACCTAATGTTTTAATTCCGCTAGGATTATGAGTTAAACCACCGTAACCGCCTGTACCATCTACTGATACTACATCAGTTTGTGTACCATTAATAGCGACATTCAAGAACATAGTACCATCGTGTGAACCATTACCAACGGTTGTGGATTCTTGTCTTATGCTTCCGTATGCTCTAGGATTTCCACCAACATCTTCACCATTTAATTCTATTTTACCTAATACATCATTAGCAAGAGGGGAAGCAGTATTTCTATACAAAGTTAAAACAGGGCCATTAGTGGCATCTGATTCATTATCCACAAGTAACAATGTTTTAGTGGTGTCTGAATCGTCATTAATTATTGTAACTACACCGTTTGCAGGTAATGGTTGAGTACCTGTACCAACTTCTAATGCTGTGGGAATATCTACTGCACCTGTTGAAGCACCTGTTATCCAAGTAACACCACCATCACCAGAACTTATTGATAACTGACTATCACCTGTTGCACTTGCTACATCAGCCGCACCAATTACTACGTTAAAATCTCCGCTAGTGATATTATTTCCAGCAGTTTGTCCTAATGCTATGTTCTTCGCGCCTGATGTAATACTTTGTAATGAACTTGTGCCTATTGCTGTGTTATAATTAACGTCATTACCTGTTGCGGCACTCATAGAGTGTGTGCCTATTGCTACGTTGTAGTCTCCGTCATTATTTATTTGACTCATTGTATTAAAGCCTGTTACTATGTTATAACTACCCGACCTTAAACCTCCACCTGAGTTTTGTCCTATAACAGTATTATATGTACCATCCGTTGCTCTAAAGTAAGAGTAAGAACCTATTGCCGTGTTATGATTTCCTTCGATTAATGCTGTCGCAGAATTATAACCTATTGCTGTGTTGTTATCTCCCGATGTTAAAGCATCAAGCGTGTAATTCCCAATTGCTACTGTGTATTCTGCACCTGCTACTGAACCACCTAAAGCATCATAACCTATTGCTATGTTATCTGATTCTGATGTAGCACCATCATAAGACTGACCTCCAATACCAATATTTCTATTTCCTGTGGTAATGTTCATCCCTGAATTTTTACCAAACATTAAGTTTGAAGAACCACTCTCCAACTCCCTTAATGAAAAAGCACCCATTCCGATGTTGTAGTCTCCTGACGTTATATCATATCCAACGAAACTTCCTATGCCGATGTTGTATGTTGCACCACTAAGATTACTACTTGATAAAGCCATAGAGCCTATCGCAATGTTGTGTGCTTCTGTTGTAACCCCATAACCCGCCCCTTCACCAATGAATACTGAACCTGCACCGGATGTTAGATTAGTTCCGGCAACCGCACCAATAACAACAGCATTTGTAGCGGTCATGTTTCTTCCCGCATCTGCACCAATAGCAACTCCTTGCGCTACTGCTGTTGTGCTGTCCATTGCACGATAACCAATAGCGACAGACTTGTAGCCCGTAGTGAAAGATTTCATTGCATTAAATCCAAGTGCGACATTTGATGAACCACTTGCTACTACGGATAAAGCATCTTTTCCAATTCCAACATTTGAATGTGCATTACTTAAAGTTCCATGTGGGGGGGCTGCACCATCAGGAGAAATTAGAATACTGTCTGTAAAGTTAGTAATATTAGAAATTACATCTGTTAAACCATTGAGAGCAGTAGCACCACTACTACCACTACTACCTGTTGAAGCAGCAGTTAATCTCCCTTGTGCGTCAACAGTAATATTAGCGTTAGTGTAAGAACCCGCAGTAACAGCAGTATTTGCTAATTGGTCTGAACCTATACCATCATCAGCAACCTTGAAAGTTAAATCAAACTCATCTCCATCAGCACCACTATCTGTATCTGTAAAATTAATATCTAAACCATTGCCTTCAACAAATCTTAATTGCCTACCATGTGCAATAAGCACTTCTGTATCGTCAGCATCTTGAACTGTAAATACTGTTTGCGCCCCATTGTAATTACTCGAATGAATTGTTCCCGCATTAGCACCCGTCCAATCAATTACTCCACCGCCACTAGGTATAGTAGGAGTTCCACTAATTTGAGAGTATGCTATTGTAGCCCAAGCCGCAGTTCCACTTACACCTGAATACGTTAAAAATTGGTCAGCAGAACCAAGTGTCGGAATATGCTTATTACCTGCTGTTGTTGGGTGAGTATAAACAGTATCAGCAGTTCCCGACAATACACCACTACTAATTGTTAAATTAGAACCAACTTTAATACCTCCTAAAACAGTTGAAGAGGCTGTTGGGAGAGAGTAAACAGTATCAGTATTAACACTAGAAATATCCAAAGTTTGATTAGTTCCTCCGGTTACAGTTGCCGTTATAGTTGAACCACTAAGAGATAATCCCGATAAAAATTTATTAGTATCAGTATTAATTGATGCTATATCTAAAGTTTGATTAGTTCCGCCCGTTACTGCGGCAGTTATGGTAGTTCCACTAAGGGATAATCCCGATAAGAACTTGTTAGTATCAGTTGATGTAATAACTCCTGTTGTTGAATTATAAGATGAATTACCACTAGCAGATATTTTACCTCTTACATCTGCTGTTGATAGTTGAGTGTTTTGAGTAGGGATTGTAAAATCACCCGCACTAACAGGTAATGTTATTGTAACATCAGTAGTAGTAGGATTATCAGCAGTAAGTAATACTTCATATGTATTGCCATCACCTGCTCTAAATGCTAATGTATTATCTTCTACAATTTGTATCGTTTCATTACTATATGTTGTATCTCCTGTTACCACTAAATTACCTGCAATAGTTATTGTATCGTTTGAATCACCAAAGTTTACAGCACCCAAATTAGAATCAAGAGCATTCTTTAAATTAGCAACAGAAACATCATCAATAGGAGTTGTAGCATCTATAATATCTGTTAATACTGTATTAAGAGATAGGAACTTATTTGCGCCAATTGCAGTTAGCCTCAATCCACTACCTGAAAAATTAGAATTACCAGAATTAGCAGTATCAGCATTAATTCTTATAGTTTCTATACCCGCATTAGAAACATCTGTATTACCTGCAAATGTTAGATAATTACTTCCACCACTTACTATTGTTAAATCCGAAGCCGTAATATTTCCCGAAGCCGCCGCACCCAAAGAAGTTCTAGCAGTAGATGTTGTTTCTAAAACAAAGTTTGTTCCATCACCAACAATAATTCCTCCATCTGTTACAGCCAAACCTGCTATATCTGCTAAACGTGCATGGTATGCTTGAACGTCAGTTCCAATTTCTAAATCTAAAGCAGTTCTCATTTCAGCCGCAGTTAATCCTTCTAGTGTAGTTGAATTAGCATTAGAAGCCCCTGTAAATCTAGGGAAGTCTAATCCTTGAGGAATATTTCCTGAACTTGCCGCCGCAAGAGAACCTGTTAAGCCACTACCATATTCAGAAGGAACAGGAATAGAAACATAAGTAGAGCCGTCATTTGTAAATTTCCATCTTCCCGCACTTGTATCATATACAAGTGATTTGTGAGCAATATCACCACTATTGGTTTTACCCGCTTCAACTTCTATACCATAGTAATCACTTAAAGTTCCACTAATAACATTTACATTAGCATCCTTCTTTCCGATTAATATTACATTATCGTTAACTTCTAAATTAGAAGCAGAACCTCCAAAGGTAACATCACCCGCTACTGATAAAGCACCTCTCAAACTTATAGTGTCTCCCGCATCAGCACCAATGAATAACGTTTCATCATTATTAACACCGCTTGCTGATTCTAAATTACTTAATGCTGTTCTTAAATTGTCATTAGAAACACTAACATCTGTATTAGTAATTTTATCATCGTTTGCCGCTACTCTATTTTGTAATTTACCAAATGCCTCTAATATAGTATCGCCAGTAGCAAGCGCACCACCCGAAGTAGCATTTAATCCTGTTAATACTTTACCGATTACTCCGGCATTACTTAAGTTAGTATCAGTTACCGTTTCTGTTGCAGTTGTTAGTGCTGTTATATGCCCGTTACCATCTAATGTAAGATTTTGAATATAGGTTCTTCCACTGTTACTAGTAGTGCTTGCGGCAGTAATTGTTGGGTGTGCAGTTAAATATGTGCTAGTATCAACAGTGTAACTACCTGCGCCTGTTCTTTTCAATAATCCATTATTAGTAAAATCTCCATCCATCAACGCCCCTGCCGCCGCTACATTAGTTGCATCAGTAATATCAGCACCGTTTTCTACATTGTTTAAACCTAACATTGTCGTTACTTCTGACTTAGTTAAAGCAATTGGAATGCCCGTTGCAGAAACACGATTACTACCTAAAATAGTTCCCGCGCCAATATCCTCCATTTTTGCTAAAGTCAACGCACCACTAGCAATCATACCTGCCGCTACTTGAACTTCTGATACAGCCCCATCTGCACTTGAACTTCCTAATAATCTATTTGCAGTAGCAACGTTTTGTATCTTAGCATAAGTTACTGCATCATCTGCAAGAGAAAAATTATTTGCGTTTTCTGCTATATTATCTAATTTGTCGTGATGTGCAGTTGACATTAGCCCTGCTACTAAATTTGTTGCTTCCGAATAAGTAGTATCTTGTGTTGGTATTGTAAATGTAGCATTAGGAATTGTTACTATTCTATTTTCAGTTGGGTCTGTAATTCTTAATGTAGTAGTCTTAGCATCAGCAGGTGTTGCAGTATCATAAGTAAATACTAAAGCATCTTGAACATCTATTTCTGTTTTATTTAAAGTAGTAGTTGTTCCATTAACAGTTAAATCTCCTGTTATTGTCAAGGCATTATTAACTGTAACTAAACCTGCACCTGCTGTTCCTAAAGAATAAGACGCTACATCATTTAACAATGCAGTTATTTCAGAAGCAGTTTGGTCGCCTGTTGCACCATTTTCTATTGTTGATGTTCCCTCACCAATTCCTATTATTGTCCGAAGATTTGCGGCTGTTAACTCTTCAATATTACCTGCACTAGTTGATATTCTTCCTAATACTCTACTTGTAGCAGAAACATTTTGCATTTTAGCATAAGATACTGCGTCATTAACTATATTATGTGTTGATATTTGACCTACTGAATAATCACCTGCATTTGTTCCTCTAAACATTATCCCTGCACCAGTAAAATCCCCATCAACTAATACATCTGCGTGTGAAGTTTGAGAAGTTAGATATGTGTTTGTATCTAAACTAGTGCTTAATGTTCCATTTGTATTTGTTAGTTTTAATAACCCATTAGTGTTATTGCTAGGATTTGTAGTAGCAACTATTTTTTCACCAATTGTAGTTACACTATTTAGTATGTCAAAATGAGTAGATGTCAATAACCCTGCCGCACTTGTTGTTGCGGCTGAATATGTAGTATCTGTATTGGGATTATCAACTAAAGTGAAAGTGGTAGTGCCATTAGCGGCAGTAGCCAAGTTTACGAACTTAGTTGTTACTCCTGATAATGGTGTTGATGGAACAGAAGGCCATGTTACAGCACTTGATAAATCATTAGTTTCAGAAGTTAGATAATTAGCGTTATATGCTTGAACATCTGTTCCAATAACTAATCCTAATGATGTAGCCGATATATTACTATTCAATACTGATGAGGGAACTGTCCCTGTTAAATCACCCCAAGTAACGCCTGTTAGATACGAAGCCGAAGCATGATTTCCCCAACCATAAGCAGTATCCCAATTAGAACTAGAATCAGTTATTCTGGTATATGTATTAGCACCTGTTTTCTTTAACAAACCTGCTGTATCATTTAAACCTGCTATGGCTACTAAATCAGCATCTAATGTTACTTCATTCGCCGTTTTAATTAAACCCGTTCCAACAGTTATTTGTCCTAATCCCGAAAATTGAGTGAATATTAAATCATCAGTATCTAATGTTGTCGCTTCTGTTGTTAAAACATATCCTTGATTTGCATTAACTGTTCCTTCTTCAACCCAAGTAAACATTCCTTTGTTTATTTTAGCAACAGTATTTGCATCTGTTGCCCTAGTCCAAGCACCGGCTTTACAAAGATAAATACCATTATCTTCTGCATCTGTTTGATTCTTTACTAATACTCTATCATCAGCAATTACACTTATTGCATCAATAGTTTGAGTGCCACTTAAAGTAATGTTTCCAGTAGTAGCAACTCTTACTGAATCTTTAATGTCTAATCCTTGTTGAACTATTGCTGCTCTAGCATCAGCAATAACAGTAATTTCAGCCTCAGTTTTGTAAGTACCCAAATCACTTATTTGTGATTCTGTAATACTTAATGCTCCTTGATGAGTAGTAACATCTGATTGCGATACCGTATAAGAAGTTAGATAACTAGGGTTTGAAGAAGGAATCCATGAAGGTACAACACCCGAAATATCAACAGTTACATCTGATATTGTATTATTGTTACTTGTTAATGACAATGTTCCACTAGCAAAACTAGCGGCATTTATAAAATCATTACTATCAACAGAAGAACCTGCACCAATAGAGGTTCTAAATGCAGTTGCTTGAATAGTAGTTAAATCATCTGCTCTTGCTAAAAGATTCGCTACTGATACATTGTCAACTGCGGTAGTCCCTGCTAGAGCGTCTGTTATTCCATAACCTGCAAGGGTTGTCGGTTTACCCGTTAAATTAGAAAACGCTCCACCGAATGATGATGTTCCCGCACCGATATTACTGAGTATTGTGCCTTTATCGGTATTACCAATACTAGTTGCGGCAACTAACGCAGCAGTTACATTTGCTGCATTAGCAGTTAGTTTAGCAGTATTAGCAGAAACAGCAGAAGCATCAGTATAACTTATTTTACTATTATTAGTTGCTATATTAGTTGCCATTGTATTTAGATTAAGTGCAGAATTAACAGTAAGGTGTCCTACTTTCGTAGCGTCTGCTGTTGGATATGTATTCTTAGCAGTATTAAGATTTAGAGCAGTAACCAAGTTTTGAGTGCTACCACCATTAGGTATAGTAATATCACCTGTAAACGTGGGGTCGTCAAACATAGTAGTTTTACTTTCATTAGTTACATTGGTTAATCCTACCATTGCTTTAGTAATGCCACCTACTGTGCCTGTAAAAGTAGGACTAGCGAGATTAGCCTTTAAATCTAAAGCAGTTTGTTGTGCGGTTGAAACTGGTTTAGCAGTATCAGCAGTATTATCAACATTAGATAACACCCCTCCTAACGTTCCTGTAAATGTAGGAGAAGACATTGTAGGACTTGTAAACATAGTTGCTTTGCTTTCATTGGTTACATTTCCTAAATCTACATCACTAGCACTAGCGGCAGTTAATATTTCAGATTGTAAAGTGGAGGCAGATTTATTATCTACATTGTCTAATTGCATTGTTGTTTTTAAAGCAGAAGGACTTTCATTAGCAACATTATCTAAATTTAAAGTTGCAGTAGTTATTTTAGAATTATCAAATATAACATCAGCATTACTAGCATTTTGTATAATTACCGCAGTGCCACCATCGTTAATTTCTAATTTACCTGCCGCATTTATTCCTAATGTTAAGTTATTAGAAAGTGCTTTACCCGCAATAGTTCTAGATGTAGGGACTTTTGCTGCCAAATCAGTAGCCAAATCAGTAATCTTAGATTGCGCTAAAGTCGGTATTCTAGCAGTATCAAAAGTTCCACTTGTTATTTTAGCAGTTGAAAGGGAAGGTATTAATGATTCAGTTACAGCAGCCATTAATTCTGTTAAACTTAATTTTTTAACTGCGCCCGAATCACTATTATCACGGAAAATTAAACTATCGTTTGCTATGTCTATACTAGATAAAGCAGTTAAACCACTAATAATATCAGTAGTTCCAATGTTAGTATTTGTATCTGTATTTATTGCTGAAATATCTAGAGTCTGATTCGTTCCCCCCGATACAGTAGCAGTTATTGTTCCTCCACTCAAAGATAAACCGGAAAGAAATTTATTTGTATCTGCTGTCATGTCATCAACACTAACAGTAATTTTACCACTCGAATCATCGTAAGTAGTTCCTAGCCTTGTATGTGAACCGTCAAACATAGCACCTACAATATCTTGCACTGCTTCTGTTGATATTTGACTATCAGTAGTAAATCCTTGACCTGTTACGAAAGTATGTATTTGGTCTGCCGTAGCCAAACCCGTACCTCCATCAGCAATAGCAGCAGTTCCTAAAGTAGCAGCAGCACCTAATCCTAAATTAGTAATAGCGTTAGATTTTTGTGTTGCTGTTAAGTTCTGACTTGCAGTATCTATTCTTAATCTGTTACCTAAAGCAGTTGAAGTTGTTGTAGCAAAGTTAGCATCATCCCCTAATGCGGCGGCTAATTCATTTAATGTATCTAAAGCAGTAGGTGCAGAACTAACTAGCCCCGATACTTGACTATCCACATAAGCCTTAACTGATTCCGCAGATGCAACATTAGTAGCAGAAGCACCCGACATTGTATCACTATCTATTAATGGTAGTTGGGTATTTGTATCAGTAGAAGCAATCGTAATATTATTTGCATCTGTATGTGTAAGTGTAATGTTAGAACCCGATACAAACTTAATATCTTGATTACCTGAACCTGCACCACTTTCTGTTAATCTTAACATTATATCGCCCGAATCATGGCCTATGAGTGTAGAAGTATCTACAAAAGAGGTAGCATATTCATTTTGTGTATTTGTATCAGTGTTAGCAATATAAGCAGGTATTCCGAAAGTTCCGTCATGTTTTAAGAAATGCCCCGCCGTTCCCGCCGAAGGAACTAGACCGTTATTTCCTGTGGAAATAGCAGAAGAATATGCTACATCAGCAGTTCTCGCCAAAGTTCCTGTCGTAGATGGAAGAGTAATAGTAGCAGAACCTTTTGTTAATGTTCCATCAGGATTAATTCTAGTAGTTTCAGCACCACCATTTATTGCAGAAAAGCCTCTAGAAGTTTGTACATTTCCTGTTAGCCATTGTACATCTCTATTAGTAGCATTATTTGCAGAACCCGCAGTGTATTTAATCAAAGCAATTGGTATATCTCCATCCTTCAATTCTGCTACTGTTTCAGTAGTAGTGTTAGCCTTGCCTGTTACTGCCCCTTCCCTGAAATACAAGTTGTTTAACGTTTCACCGCTTTCTGTACCGTCTGCAATTACAATTAAACCGTACCAATTTTTAGATGCGTTTGCTGTACTTGTTGTTGTGATATTTTTATATGGTACGGACACAACAAGACCATTTCTAATTGCTGTTAAAGCATCACTACCATTGTTTGTTTTTTCAACTTCATAAGCAGTATAACTACTACTAGTACCCTGAGTAAGAACAGCAGTACTGATTAATCTATTTTGACCCATAGCAGTATTAAGAGTTTTAATTATACCAGTATGTATTGCATCTGTTCCATCTACTAATTGTGTTGTAGCGCCTAATCTACTGATAAATCCTGTATTGTCAACCATTATTTCAACTCCACTCTAATTGTAAAAGACACCGTATCAGATGCCGCGACTACGCCTGTGCTAGTGAATGTTACTCTTGTTAACATTGCGCCCGCATTAGAACCACTTCCTGTACCGTCATGGAATATACCTAATTCACTAACTCCCGAAGTTGGTATTTGAGAACCTAAGAAATCTACATTCCAAATTAAAGTAGAACCAACTCTAGTCGGAGTTACATTAGTAGCGTGTGTATAAACAACATGGTCTAAATTAAGTTGTGATGGAGAAGTGCTATCCGAACCATCACCTATCTTAATAACCGTATATTTAGACATAATATAATTCGCCATTATTTCTTCTTTACCTGTATTCACTATCATACTTATACATCCTTTTCACTCTTGTAGGTTTTTAATGTTGTTGACCCTGCCCCGAATCCTAACAACGTATCGAAACCTAATGCACTATCAAAACCTAAATTAGCACTAGACCTAGTTATTTTATATTCTATTGTGCCGTTTTGTATTGTAAACGAATCAAATACACTCTTTCCTACAACACTTTGTACTGAGTTTTTACCGAATAAAGTAAATGAACTGCTTGTTTGTTTACTGGAAAGTTCTCCCAATCTTTCAGCAATTGTTTTATTAAAAGTTCCAACGGTAATAGTTGATACTCCATCCAAGATATTTTCAATTTCAAAGACTTGATAATCATTAATTGGTATGTCGTGATTCGGGAAATCTAAAGTTAAAATATCTCCCGCCTCTAATAATTCTAATCCTTCTTTTTGTATTTTTAATTTTATTTTTCTTATATCTGCATTGTGTATTTCTAACAATTGTGTTGCTTTTATTTTCGCATCTGATAATGATTTAATTGAAGAATCTACATGACGAATAGTTCTAGTCCTTTTAGTAGTAGGTATTTCTGATTCTGCTTTGACACCATCACCAACTACAATTATTTTATTTGCTTTATCCAATAAAGATTTATTACTTTCTACTGAAATTAAATTATGTCCCGATTTATAACTAATAGAAAATCTCCTAAGACTGTGAACATCTTCTACGTTCTTCGCTATTATTTCACCATTAGATATTTTATAATCTAATCCTCTTTTACTAGCCAAATGATTAATTGCAGTGAATGAATCTACGTCTTCAAATTGTGCATCTGAAATAAATATTTTATTATTACGTTTAATTAATTCGTCATACGAAGAAGGACTAAAAACAATATTATCAAATGTTATAGTAGTATTGCTAACGACAGTAACCTTACCTACTAAATAACCTTCTTGAGTGTAAATAACATCATTTACATCAACTCCAATCGGTTTATTTACACAAGTTATTACATTACCATTAACTGAATCTACTAAATTAGTCGTATATTCTTTAAGACTTTGTTCATAATTCATATCTAAACCGGATTCTTTTGCTATCTCTTCAATAGCATTATTTATTTTAGAACTAATATTTACTATTGTACCCATAAAACATTTTTTAGGTTTTATGTTTATTTTTTTAGGAACGGTTATAGTATTTATCTTACCAAAAGAAACACAACCATTTCCTGTTATAGTGCCATCGTATTCAAATTTAAGTGAAGTGTTAGTTTTAGTAACAGACAAAGATTTCTTTTGTTCATTTATACCATCACTAATAAAACAATCAATCTCTTCTCCATCGGTAAACATACCCATGTTAGTAAATAGCCTTCTTTCTAAATATGTATTAGTCGTATCTATTTCTAATAGCATTTGCATAGAATACACACCTTCCGAATCAGTAGATTTAGTCCCCTCAGTACCTCCTGTTTTAAAGTCGGCAAATACCTTATCATGTTGTAAGCCTGAGTCATCCATTACATTAATTTCAAAGAAATCAGGTGTTTCATCAAATGTGGTTTCTGATATTCTCATTAATCTATATGTACCCACAACACTCAAATCTTTATCAAAAGTAATTGTATGTTGCCATTTGTTACTAACTACTTTTTTCGTATGGCTAATTATTTTACCAATATATGATGGAGTACCTCTTGCAGTTATATTTGGCCCAACTATATATTGTCCTGTTAAATCTACCATATAGTGTAACCAATGATGTGTAGAACTACTATCCATAGTTCTAGTAATCACATTAGGAGAACTACTATAATCACCCGACACAATATTAAATCGTGGTTTAATTAACATCTGAGCAGCAAATATTTTTCCATGCTCATCATCATTAGAAACCTCATTATGTATAGTATCGGCATCATTATCTCCACTTATTTTATTTATATTTAGAAATTTATTCGCATTAATTAAAGGGTAGTTTTCTGTTTTCATTCCTATAAATGAGGCGGGTAAATGTCTTTGCCCACCTAAATTATATCCTTTTCTGACTAAAAGGTTTTTAGAATGTTGATTCTGAGAATTTGTGGATAAATCAATATTTGTGTTATTATAATCATTATCTATGGTAAGTAAAGAACTAGAATCAAAATCATATAAATTACTTGCATCTTTACTAGTTATATTTTTAATATTTCTAAATACAGCAACACAATTATCATAGATAGTTTTAGACGGAAAATCAGCATAATAATGTGGAGTTACAATTCCATTACTATTACCCAATAAAGGTGAGGATAAACCCGACAAAACTGCTGAACGATGATACAGGCTTCCGTTAGCACCGCCCTCTACCGAGCCAGTAGGCGCACCCATTATGCCGTAATGTACTCCCGATTTAACAAATGCCTTAGTATTAGAAGTACCATCATTAGTAAATGTTTTAGATATAATTGGTAAAAATACATTATGAACATCATAACCAAAATTACTACCATTTTTTAGAGCATTGTAAGCAAAATACTGTTCTCCTCTATGTGTTAATGCTAAATTAGGTAAAGCAAAATATGCAAGAGTAAAATTAACACCCTCACTACTGTATGTAGCAGCATCACCAACACTATACAAGTAATCATCCGAAGACAATAATAATGGCGATTGAGGTCTATTTGTATTGTTCCAAATAACCCCACTTTCTTTATCTGAAAACCTACTTAACTGTGTAATAGGAACTTTAGATATTTCATCCCTATTTTTTAACGAATCTGAATCTATTGGATTAAAATGCCAGTCAAATGTTGATTCAACCAATCTAATAATACCCCATCTTCTCAAATCTTTAGTATTTGTTATTGCTGATTCAGTTATAGAAGAGGTATCATAATCTTTGTCTTGAATAGATACTGAACTAGTTTTACCTTGATAATTACTATGTGATATTTGGTCTGTATTAGTTCCGATACCTTCCCACAACATTCCATAATTAACAACTTGATTTGATTTTCCATTATATGAAATATGATTGTAACGTAAATACGAATCAGGAAATAAATCACCCGCTACAAAAAATTCATACGTTCTAGTCCTGTAATCTTTCTGAACAAATAACTCAACTTTATCATCGAAAGTATTATTCAATACACTAGCATTAAATCTTGTATCTGTTGAAAGAGCATTCATTTCCCAATAGTTACTAGTTGCACTATTAGATTGACCGTCTGTAACCATAACATTTGAAGTTCTTATTGTGTTGGTTGTGCCTGTTTCTGTAAAGTTTTGAATCAAATTATTATTAGTTACAATTGATGTGTCCTTATCCATTCCTTCAAATGTAATATTATGTGCTAAAGTATATCCACTTATTTTACTAGGTTTTTTACCATCCAAATATATACTATCAGAATCATTAAAATTAATTGTTCCAGAATTAAAGGATTGTAAATCAATATATCTAAAAATATCATTTGATGTGTAAAAATTATTAAACGTATTATCTAGTTTATGTATATAGCCACCTCTAGGTAAATTAGTATTTAATAAATATATACTAGCAGATTTAGTGTGATTAGAATTAATTCTAGTATCGGAAGAATTTTCATCTATTAACCCTAAAGAAACTGGAAAAATAGGACTAACGTTTATACTAGTTTTATTTGTTTCCGATTCAATTATATCTACAACAGACATATAATTAGAACTTTGAATCATTTTTATTGCTTTATTAACATATATTTCATTTTCTTCTGCTAGTTGAAATAAAAATTTAGAATCAAATTCACTAATTGAATTGATACTATGTAAATCATAACCCATTTTATCTTCTGTTTGGAGTAAAGTATTCTTACTAATGTCTTCTAATTCTAAAGATTGATTAAAAGAAAATCCTTGTTCTATTCCTATTCCTTTTTCAGAAGCCCCTTCTAAAGTAGTTGGTCTCAATGACATTAATTTATTAGATGACATGGCTTTGTTGAGAGATAAATAATTACCTGTTGTAAATGGATTATAATAGTAATATGTTGTTCCATTACTTATAGAAATATATGAATTATCTAATAATGTTATTGTGCTAGTTCCTGATGAATGGGTTATATTATCAACTTCTCCTATCAAAACTTTGTTTGTGTTAAACAATAAAGTATATTTTGTAAATAAACTAGTCTTATCACCGCTTACGGTAACAGTCGTGTTTGTAGTATTGCTATTAATACTAGTAGCAATTTCATCTATCGTTCCGGTAACTTGAGTTAATGTTAAATTAGGATTTAATGAAGATTTGATAATATCTGAAGAAAAATTAAGATTTTTATTAACAGTAGTAGTCAACAATTTAGCAACATCATCCCTTCCCGAAACTGTATAAGTCATCATCCCATTTTCATTTTTAGATTCTATATCTTCCACATTACCGTTGAATATTTCTTCATTTAATGTAAAACTACCATTGTAATAATACATTCTAGAAATGGGTGTCTTCTGATAATACTGTTTCGTTGATTCTAAAACTGTCAAATATTTATGTGTCTTATCTCCATAATTCACTCTTAAATCATGTCCTCGTCTATTAGTTATTGACAATCTAGAATTGTATAGTTTTGTATTCTCCACTTCTATTGTTCTATCCTCTAGGGTTAATCTATCGCTTTGGTCGTGTCTTACTGTTGTATCTGCTGCGAACTCAACATTTAGTTTATTGTTAGAATAAGGAACTATGTAACAATCAGCACTAGTAAAAGTATGAACAGTAGCACCACCAACAAAAACATTACTGTTTACAGTTTTTCTAGCATCTATTGTAAAAGTTTGAGTTGTTAATGTATAATTTCTAGCAGCAACCGACTCTACAACATAATGATAACCGTCTATTTCTAAGATAGTATTATCTGATAGTATTGAAGAATAATCATATTCTCCGGTTAAACCATTTATAGTAATAGTATTAGAACTAGAACTTACTTTGTGTTCAATTTTTTTAAGTTTCATACTATCCGAGAATAAACCATTTCTAACTACCATTTTAGAATCTTCTGTAACTTTCAAATGTTGAGTACCGCTATTATCTAAAGTAGTAACAGTAGCAATTTTACTCATTTTATTTTTAGGATTATTTACTATTGTATCTAATGTTGTAGGTATTTTATCATTCTTTAAGGAAGCAGTTTCAAATGTTATATATTTCATAGCACCGTTTAAATTTTCACTTTCAGTCCAAACATTACCCGAAAAAGAATGTGCATCGGTAGAACTTCTTTTCATTAAAGGGAACGCTTTATTCCAATACAATGGGTCGAAACTACTATCATCTTCATCATCTATTAATGTATTATCAACTAATACGGCATCCATCAATCCTCGACCCTTATTTTGTATGGTATTGTCATATTTTTTTTCTGTTTTGAAAACTACATTTTGTATTGTATGTCCTATTTTTAAGTCGGCATCTGTTGAGGCCGATATTGCTATTCTAGCAAAGTCTAACCTAGCATTATACACCCTACTTTCAATTGCTCCACCGTCATCTCCTAAAGATTCTATGTTACCAATATATGTTCCGCTTGAATTAAACAATGACATTCCTTCTGTCAACTTATCCCAATTTGCTTTTTTAGCCGTAGAAAATTGAATTTGTCTCCCACCTCCACCAATTGCATAAACATCATGTTCATTAATTACACTAGTAGAAATTGTAGATAAAGTAGTTTCCCAAATTCTATTAGATGTTACAGTGTATTTTTCATTGTAATCTAATTGGTCTTTTTCTTCTAATCTATCATTATAAAAATAAAATGTAGGAGTATTTACATTACATATTTTATCATATTTATTTGTTGTAGCAGAAGTATCTCCTCTAAGACCGTATGATACTGCTACTAAATCTGTATCTGTTTTTGCTGCACCCTTGTATATTTCAAACTTAGTTCCTTTCGGTATTTCACCATTATATTTAGGACTGAACTCTACACCATCACCAAACTCATCAAAGGAAACTATTCTAGTTATTTTAGCAAAATGTGCGTTAACAGAATCAACCCCCATTCCATTTTTAGTATCTACAATATCATGGTTTAAAATTATAAAATAATCATAATCTTCTATATCAAAACCTACTCTATTAGGAGGGAAATTTAAACTAGAATGATAAGTTGCCCGAAGGTTAGTAGCAACATTACTAACAGTTTCATCATCAAAATTAGAATCATATATTTTCACTTTGAAAGAAGGGGTAGTTTCTTTGTTTGTAGTTCCAACTATTTTTGTTTGAACTGTTCCATCTTTTCTAGGTGATTTTCTTATTTCAGTAAATATAGTTGAGGCAACTGGATTCGTGGAATCGGATTCTTCTTGTAATCCGGCAGTATATAATGTAGGATTTACTGAAACATTTTTGAATGCTTTAGCCTTTGCATTAGTTCCATTTCTATCAGTATAAGTAGCAGTAACATCAGATTCACTTACACCCGTATTCAAAGGAAATAACATTCGACCTGACATTTACTCACCAAATGTATAATAAAATAAAATGTTACTGTAACTAGGCGTTAAAGTATTGATTGTCAAACTTGGTTCTTTTCCTTTGTGCATTGAGATTTCAAAAAGTTCTCCCATAAATTGTTCACTAGTAAGAGTCCCTTTACCTATCCTAGATTCACCATTATTAGTAGTTGAATCAAACTCAAAAGTAGGAACTGAAAGAGTTTGAGTTTTAATAGATTGATTGTTAACATACAATTCTATTTGTCCGTTTTTCCTATACGAACAAGAAACCTTGTAAACTTCTTCTAAATACAATGCTTCTCTAGGTTGTGAAACATACACATCTCCTGTAATTGTGGAAGATTGAGATAGAGATAATGTAGCAGTAGTAGCATTTTTACTAATAACTTTGCCTAAACTAACTCCACCACTACTAAATATTTCACTACCACCATTACTATGTGTTCCTAATTTTCTCATTATTGCTGTTTTTTCAGCAGATGTACCGCTAGTAAAACTAAGTTGTGTTCCTGTAATACTAGCAACAGAAGTTAATTTAGTTAAACTAGTGTTATGTTTTTCATAATAACCATTAGAATCATAATAACCGTGTAAAGTATTAACAGCAGTAATAATAGGATTATCGCTAGAAATAGTAGTAGTTAAACCCGAAGTGTTTGTAAAATCAACACATAATTTATATTCAGCAGGTTGGTTATAATTAGTAGTTGTAGTATTCTGCAAATAAAACTTAAACTTATTATTGTAAAACAGCATCATTTTATGAGATAGCCTATTAGTAACGTGGTTTGTATAATCTCCTGTTCCAAAGTATCTAGAACTTTGATATAAGTTAAAATTGGAGGGCGAATTATCTGTCGGTGTGGGTGGAGTTCTAGTGGAAGTTATTGTATCTTCTCTAATACTTATATCATCTTCTTGAAATCTCCCGTTTCCATTAACGTCATATGGCGTTATTATTGCTTCAATGGTAAAACTATCAGTATGATTCCAAAAGTTGCCTTTAGAAGCGGCTGTGCCTACTGTATCGGCATCTAATTTTAAATAGCCATCACACATAACAGGAAATACTAATGCTTTAGAATCTCCAATATATACGTTAGCCATTTTTCTTCACCTCAATCAAAGAAATTATCGCCTATCACTTTTGCTTCTTCAAAATTTAAACTAAACCCAACTTTAGGAAATTCGGAAGCAACTATGTTTGTTGTAAATGAACGCATAAATCCTGTAATTCCTGTATGATTATTACTTTTACTAGCATCGTCAAAAATTTTGGATTGACTATCCATTGTATTTCCTGTACCAAAAGCAAATGAATTATCATAAGCCCTGTTTTTAAAAGTAAACGGTATAATCGGCAAGTCTTCTATTGGAGTATTTTCTGTTACATTAGTTCTATAATCAAATTCATTATTAACTCTACTAGGATAAAAGAATAATATTTTACTAATATTTTGGTCGTCTTGTAACGCACTAGAATCCGCATATGAATGTATTAATTGTGCTATTTCAAATGAAGTCATAACCACGTTTTTTACACTTCCTGTCCCTGTTGTTTTCTTGATAGTTTGTTCAGTTAAAACTCCTTGAATATCTATTGTCTTAGATGCAAGCCCCATGTCAAAAGCAATATTCAAAGATTCGCCCCTAACCGCACCCGAAAGAGGAATTGGAATATTAGGTACAGTTTTATTAGTAGCAATATTAATAGTTTCAACGTGTAAGGCTATTCTATTAGTGATAGCATCACTACCAACTTCATTTCTTCTAGACAATTCTAACATTACCATATTGTTCGCATCTTTAGCACTCAAAAGTTATTCACCCCACTACTTGTTCTACTCATTCTTAGATTGATTTCTCTAGCAACCTTATTTGCTATATCTCTTATTTCTGCATCTGATGCACCAACTCTACCATTGACATGAACATTAATTGTATTTCCACCCGAACTTGCTACCATTCTTTTACTATCTGCATTGGAATGTACTCTTGAACCTCTAGGTAAAGATACTAATTCAGCACCTCTTTCTCCTACTAATTGCATATCAGAATTAACAACTCCACCTGCATGGAAACCAAGAACGTCTAAAGCCCTTCCACCCATATTAACAAATTCTTTAGCATTGGATAAAATTGCACCACCTATTGCTAGGGCAATCCATTGTCCTAGAGTCAATATCCAAGCACCTGATGTAAACCATACAACAGCAACTCCAATTAAACCTGCTACTAACATCACTTGTCCTATGGCTTTTAAAATACCGTTTAACGCTTCGAACGATTTTATACCATTTTCCTCTATATCTCTAACCGCATCGTATATCCCACCTAAAATTAATGACCCTAAAGCCGCTATTGCTGTTCCAAGTATTGTAACTGCCAACATTAAACTAACAACAACTGCACTAACCATTAATTGTATCAGTCCTTCTAACACCATAGCAAAATCTCCCGTAAACATTCCCATTAGTATTTTGCCTAAACCTTCAAAGGCAAATACTATCCAAGTACCAAACCAACTAAACCAATCTTGTATTATTTCTATTTCGGTAAATATATATTTAAACATAGGTAAAGCAGTACGAAATATTAACATTAGCCCCGTAAAAACAAGCATTCCTATTAAGAGAGCCTTACCAAATGCTAACATTATAGGAAGTGTTGCCTTTAACCAAGGCCCGATTGCTTTGAAAAAATTACTAATTTTAATTTTCTTTTCCAATAAAAACTTTCTAAACTTATCTTTAGAGTCATCATCTGCATCCATACCATATATTTTCATTTGGTCTCTAAAGTTTTTTCTAAACTTGCTTGCTTTTTCAGACTGTATTTTTCGTAAGTTTAGTTCATCCATTTGTGGTTGGATAAAACCTTTAACTGCTTTCAAAACTTCTCTTCTGTCATCAATATTTTTCGGTTTCTTACCACCTAAAACATCTTCTTCAATTTTAGAAAATCCCGCTATCTTTTTACTAAGCGATACATACTGTGCTTTTGTTAAATTAAACTGACCTTTTTTAGCACCTGATTGATATACACTTTTAGCATCAAATAATTTTTTAACTCCACTTTTATCCATTATTCTTTCCATTTTTTCTAAATCTGCGTATGCGGCCATAGCCTCCGCGTGGTCTTTAGCGGCTTTTTCCTGTCGTTTGTAATATTGTTGAAAAATAACTGTTATGGCTCGCATTTTGTTTTGTACAGACCAAAAATTAGGAAAAATACCTGAAGACATTCGGCTAATAATACCCCATGTTGGAGACTTAGCGAGACTATCCATAGTGTCTTCAAACTTACCGGAAGTTCTTTCGAGTTCTTCCATAGCCTTTTGAATATTGTAAATATTATCAGCAGGGGTTTTAGCCATATTATCACTTCTTGTTCTGTATTTTTTGTATTTCTTCTTGTTCTATATCCTTTACTACTGATTCTATCAGTAACATTCTTTTCATTAATTCTACGGGAGTTTCTAACGCATCCTTTGGGTTAATACTAAACGCTTTACAATAAGAGTAAAACAATATATCCAAAATTATTTTTGGATTTTTAACATTGCTTCCCTTTAAGACTCGTTTGTACTGTTTTCGTTTCCCGTATCATCCCCCATCATATCGGTGAAAGGATTAGGGAGAATTTCTTTAAGTTGTGCGCCAACATAAGGGCTTAATCGTAGTAAATCAACAGACGTTAAAACTGGGTCTGTTTTTTCAACAAAGTTTTCAACCATAAATCTGTACATTTTATTCAAATCTAAATCAAAAGATTTACTTGTTGAATCAATGTTCATCACGCTTGACAACGCTTGTTCTACCTGTAACCAAGTTGGTTCTTTAATCCAAACTTGGAGGTATTCATCACTATCAGGGGCTACCCTTATGTGATGGCATTCTGTATTTACTGCGGCAAATAGCCTACTCTTATCTGTTATTGCTTTCTTTTCTTCTACCATGTTTTTCCACCTAACTATATACTAACAAACAAACGATGTTAGTGGAATGTGATATTGAACTATTATCTAATTTAATAGTCCTCCGTATTAATGCATTAAAGCCCATTTACCTTTATATTGTGCATTGTTTAATGTTCTTGCTGATGCTGTAAATGAAACCTCTATTGCACCTTTATCTTCGGGGAAAGGAATATCAACAGTGTTTATTATAAAATCTGTTAATTTTAATTTAATAAATTCTCCTGATTCCTTAGTAAAGTTCAATTCAATAAAACCTACTGATTCATTATCTTTTCTTAATTCATCCCAAAGTGTTGTATCTGTAATCAATGCTGTCATTGAAATCTCATATGTTCTTTGTGCAGGTATATGTTCATTCATAACTTGCCTACTTGTATTTCCGATGTATCTAGCAGGTGTAATATTATTATTTATAGTGATAGAACCTGATTTAACTCTAGCATATGTTTCACTAAACACTTTCAACGCACCATCAGAAAACATAAATGGGTAATTATCTGAAGCAGTAGCACTAAAGTTTTGTAAATCACTTGTGTTTAATTTACCATTATGCGGCACATAATCATCTGCTTCAAGCATAACAATTGCTCCAACCGGAAAACTAGAAGTTAATGCTGTAATTGTTAAGGTGTTAGTTGATTTTGCAGACCATGTAAACTCAACTCCGTTAATAGTACCTCTACCTGTACTTCCAAAGCCACTAGCGTCAGCAAGAACTAATGATGTAGCGTTAGCAGTATAAGCAGTAGCGACGGTATTTTGAACTACGGAATTAGAAGGTGCATCAAAAACTCTCCTACAAACTAAATCTAAACTAGTTTTTAATTCTGATTCTGATTCAAAATTAAGAGTTAAGGTATTAACTTGACAACCCGTAAATATCCGAGAATATATATTCTCATGTGGGGTTAGATTATCAACGGGAGTGCTTGCAGACACACCTGCTTTTCTATATGATACATCTAACCCGAAAGAAGGAAGGGAAGCACCGTTGGTTTCGTCAAAAGTATAAGTCAAAAAATCAGCAGAAGCAATTTCATCATAAGCAGGTAAGTTACTAAGAGTGCCTTCGACAGTATCGGTTGTCGTTGAAAGAGGTGGGTATTCTATTCCCCCTGTTATCACTCTCGAAATACCAACCCCCCCACTATTGTAGATAAATTTATTTTCAGTTGAGGCATCCCATGCTTCCGAACTATCACTGCCACTATTTGTTAATGCAGATACTTTTCCTAAAGCATAAAATAACCAAGAACCGTTATTCATTGATATATCTAAAGAACCTCCACTAACGGTTTCTGCACCTTTATATTGTAAACCAATATTTCTAGTATTTCCTCCTACTAAGTTTAGTGAAACTAACTGAGCGTCAACGCTAGGAGGTGAGAATGAATTAACTAACCCTAACCAATTATCTGACAATAATTTAGGACTTCCTAATGCACTATTAGTATAACTAGTAGGTGCAATAACAGGAGCGCCAAAACTCAATAATGTAACATGAACGACTTCTGTACCTGTGGTTATCACCGATACATCACTATCTAAAGTAAAACTTTTAGAATCATTAGAATTGACACTAGCGTAGAAAACAGCCCCTCCTGTTCCGCTTACAACCTTTACCCTACATCCTTGATATAAATTAGTAATAAGTTTAAATTTTTCTTGGTCGGTTGTTTCCAAAACTACAATGTTTAAATTAGGAACTTCGGCTGAACCAAAAGTAACTACACAATCATCAAAATACATATCCATTTCAGGCACTAAAGTAGCCATTGTCCCTGCGCCTACAAACACTTCATTACTTACCATTTTTTAATCACCCTATGTATTCCGTCCAATCCGTTTCATTTCAACTGATAACTTGTACCCTAATAGTCTTTTACCTCTATCATTAGCCTCGCTTCTACTTGTTAACTTTAGTAACTCGGCACTTTCCTCTATCGTTCCTGAAGTTCCCCCACCAACATAAACAGTTGGACGTAGGGAGTTATGTTCTAAAATGTATCGCGCGATTCTATACAAGGCTTGTAGTCTATCTCTAGAATAAGTAGCATTAGGAAAATCTCTTCTGTGTAAAACTCGTATGTGTAAAGTAAAGGTAAAAGTTTCATTTCTAACTGCATAATCTATTGTAGGATATTCTGTATTCGCACTCTCTTCAAACACCACAATTACCTCTTGAGAATCAATATCAACTCTTCTCCCTTCCTTTGGTTCTATTGAACGTACATCAATAAACTTTGGAGTTACTGCATGACTTGCAATAATACTACCATTATTTGTTAGAGTTGTAGCAGTAGAAGCCCAATTATCATTAAGTAATCTAACAATAAAAGTTACTTCATCCATGCACTCATCTCCTTTTCAATATCCTTAACTAATTCTGCACTAAGAACATCTATTGCATTATTCAAAATATCATCTTCTGAAAAACTAATATCGAACCCCAACTCTGATTCTAATTCCTTTAGAATTAGATTACGTTCCTCTTGTATTCTAATTAATTCAGTAAGTCTTTGATGAAAGTTTCTCATATTAATCACGAAATAAAATGTATTAGATTTTTCTTACCATCAATAATTTTATTTGCCTCTTCAAGTAAAATATCATGTTTAGTTTTCAAATCTATGTTAGAACCTGTCTCTGCAATCATAATAGAATTATCATCATGTCGAATAACTTCTGCTGCTACTAATTTAGTAGCGGCTTCGTGTATAGGAGCAGGTACTCTTCCATCTCCGGCTACATAAGTTACTCTAATAGAATGGTTTTGTACATACGGAAACTCTCTTCTAAAAAATATCTTACCTTCACTATCAATAGTCCAATAATCTCCCATTCTATTTTGGTCTTGATTATCAGTAAAACTTGTAACTGAACCAAAGTTAGAAGTCAAAGTACAGGCTGAACCATCCTCACCCATTAATAAAGAAGAAATAATTACAGTTTTACTATCTTCTGAATCAGTAGTTGCATAAAAGAAATCCGAAATATGCACATTAGTATTACCATTTGCAGTAACAGATTTAGGTGCTACCTCTCCTGTAAACTTAGCAGTTTTATGTGGGAAAACTTCATTGATAGCATCCACTAACTGACTAGCAGTAGTTTTAGGGCCGAAGTTATCATAAAAATGCGTACTCTCAACTAAGTTAAAAGTGTAAGAACCTACTGTTAATGAAATAGTCCAAGCACTATTTGTTACAGATGTTGGTAATGTTATTTTAGCAGTAGCAGAAGCCAAATCTTTGTATTCATTTCCCTGCCAAACTTCTAATCTTACTATTTTCTGAACTTTAGGTTGCGACAATTGAACAAAACCAACATAATCTTTCCATATAGATACAGGATAAGCCCCTTTATTCCAACCATCAAAAGAAAAATATTCATCCTTATGTATTATAGGACGATATGATTGTTTGATACCGTCATCTATTTTTTCTTCTACTCTTTTTATTATCTTACCAACTTCTGCTCTTGTAGGAGTAGTACTATCACTAAAAGCACTAATTTGTAATAGATTAGAAACATCTGTATGAGTAGTATAATACCCAAATCCAATATTATAATTTACGTCTATATTTGTGAAATCGCTTGGTGAACTTACTTTACCCATACTATCATACCCTTCCTTCTTCTCTCGAATATCTGTTTCTTGCAGGTAATATTATATCAGTAATTGCGTCTCTTTCCGGTTGACTTAATCTTTCGGGAACATAATCTATTACCTCAATCATTTTATTGTTCACTTCCCTTTTCCTTCCGGTAGGTTTTGCAACTTTTTTAGGAGGTCTTCTATCAGAACTCCTAAACTTATTAGTTTGACCTGCGGGTTCAAAATCTATTTTATCCATAGAATCAAAAGTAGATTTATTTTCCTTCAAAATGGGTATAAAAGAAACATCCTCCAAAACTTCAGCAAATCCTTTTTGTTCTATTTTTTTATTATATATTTCCTTTAAAAACATTATACTATACGCTGCTTTGATACCGTCTATATCATACTGTCCTTCTGTTTTTTTAGGTAAACTTCCACTAAGATTAGATGTAAAATCAGGGTCTAATAAATCAATCAATCTAACATTTTTACTATCATCAAAAGTAAACTTTAATAGTGAAAAATCTTGGAAAGCAGCCTTTACATTTTCTCTAACGCTATCACTCATCCAAAAGAACATCCAATAAAATACATCGTCTTCATATCCGCTTTCTATATCTGCTTTTAATAACATTTTACCAAACTGTTCATAATAATTATTTTCTTTCGCTTTCTTTCTTCTAGCAAGTTCAGCCTGACTTTCTGCATATTCATCACTTGCTATATTTTTACTAGGTTTGGGTGGCTGTGTCATCTCAAATCTTTTAGCATCTCTATCATATCTATCTTGAGCAGTTTCCATATCCATCTGTTGTTCAGGATTTTTAAATTCATCTGTTGAACCATCATCTATATCATCGAGGTCTAATTTTTTATTCTTATTATAATTATATTTTATTGTTTCTAATATATTCTTTATATAATCCTCGTTTTGTTTATCTAAAAATTCCTTATTTTTTTCAAAGTATTTTTTAGCATCTTGACTCAAACCAAACATTATATCTAAAACTTTTTTCCATGTGTTTAAACCAAAAATTTCGTTGTCAAATTCTTTAATTTGTTTTTCATTTAAGGTCTCAAACCATTTTATAAAAGGCTCATTTCTTACTTTATAATATTCATAATATGCCTCATAATCATCGGGTCTTATTGTATATTCTCCACCGCCACTATAAATTTCCTTTCCTCTAAGTTCTTCAGCAGTTCTAGGACTATCTTTGTAACGTGTCGTAACGTATTCGCCTGTTTCGGGGTCTTTCTCTAATTGTAAAACATCCTCAAAAGACACAGTTTTTTCTTTGAAGTATTTTTCCGGCATCCCTAAATTTTTAATCTCTTCAATATACATTTCTATTGCTTCTATTAATTTAGGCTCATTTAATTTATTAGTGTTAACTAATTCTGTAATGTTAATTCCTTGTTTTTCCTCGATACTTTCTATTTTTCTATCTAAGACAGTCAAATCCCTATTTATTGCGCTTAATAGTGTTTTAATATTTTGAGACTTTTTACTTCCTGTTCCATAAAAGAACCCCAATACAAAATCATCTAAATCTTCATCGTTAATTTCTTCCTTTAAAGGAGTTGCTTTACCTTTAGTATATTCAAAGAATTTAGTATTTTCAAATGCACCTTCTAAAGAATCCTTTAAGTTTTGAGTACCTACTAATATTTTATCAATTTGATTGATTGCTTTCTTTTTTGCATCAATTTCAGATTGGTTTTCTTTATCTTCATAAGTTTCTAAATATTTTTTCAATCCTTCTACTAATTTATCATCCAAAATATTTTTTTTCTCTGTATTAATCCCACCCTTAGCATCTGCACCTTGATGTTCGTTAATATCTTTTTTACTAATAAAATACTTATAATTTAATTTCATTTTACCGACTTCTAATTTTCTATTAACAGGAGTTAATCTCAGTAAAATATCACTTCTAATATCTGCTAATCCTTTTATTGGCTTAACTTCGTCTAACAATATTTTTTGTATTCTTAGTTTTACTTTATCTTCATCTGATAAGTTTTCAACCTCCTTTTTAAGTTCTTTAATGACATCTCGCGTGGAAAGTTTTTGTTTTTTTGTATTTGACATTATAGAATAAAGTGTATAGCCACCATATTCATTACCGCTTTTTCCCATCCAATCTTGCACATGAGTTATTAATCTGTCATCTTTTTTTGCCAACATTTGTTGTGCTACCATTCGGTCTTTTACTTTAACAGGTATTGCGGGCAGTATAATGTTGCCTAGTTCATTAGTACCCAAAACTTCTCTCATAGTCTCAAATAAAATCTCTCTTTTTTCCTTTTCCGGTATTGCATTTATTGCCGCTTCTAATATATTTTCTTCCTTTCTAATATCAAATATTCTTTCTATCAATATAAGAGAACCCTTCGGTGTAGATTTACTTTCCACCAATTTACCTACTCTTTCTTCTTGTTTAATAATAGTAATAGTTTCTAATACTGATTTCAATAACTGTTTAGAAAAATCCATTTTTTCTTCTTCATCCTCTTCAGGATTTTTATACGCTAACAGACCTTCTGAATCTAATTCGACATCATCATCAGTATTGCCTTCTTCGTCACCATACTCCCCTTCTACTGTTTCAGAATACTCAGAATCTCCACCTTCTTTTTCTCTGTATATTTCCTTTATTTTGTTTACTATTTCTTTAATATCATCAACGTCTAATTCTTTTTCTTTAATGTAAGTATTACTATTATCTTGCATTAAACCAATAACATCTTTAATCATATTTTCAGAAAAATCTATTTCTTTTAACGCATTAGTAGTATTACTTAGAGATTCCTTTTTACGTTTAATTTCTTCTTCTCTTTCATTTTGATATTTTTTATATTTAGCATCAGATTCTCCTTTCTTTTGTTCTCTTTCTGTTCTAACAAAAACTCTTCCTTCAATTATATTATCCAACCAATCATATATTTCACCATTGTTGTTACCAAAATTGTTAAACTCTTCAAAAGCCTCTTCAAAATTCTCATCCTCATCTTTACCCGAAGAAGTAAATACAAAACTATCTGTACCTAATGTTCCCATATTTGCTTCTATCATCAACTCTTTCATATATTCATATGTATCTACTGTGATAGAAAATTCAGTATCATTTGTAGTTATTTTAATATGTTTCATTAGTTTTTTAGGATTAAAAATTGGATTAGATTTATCAGCAGCATTGATTATTTTGTTATCCATCCTCGCCCCGATATTCTTTATTCTTTTTGTTTCTTTTCTTAAATCTTTTTTTGTCATAGGATTATCAGTTTCCTGAGAATCATCATACTGTTGATTGAGTTTTTCCAATTCTCTTTCTAGATAATCCTTTTTTTCTTCACTCGTTTTATATTCCTGTCGTTTACCCGTCTTAGTATAATCTTCATCAACTGCTTGGTTAATTTTTTCAGAGTTTAAATCTGCTAGTTTTAAATCCTTCAAACGCTCAGTTATGTTTACAGTAAGTACAGTTTTACCATTTGGTTTAATTAAAAAATCATTATCCTCCAATGTTTTTAATACCGCAATTATTTCAGATTTCCCTATTATTTTATTAACTTCTTTAATACAGTCTTCTAATTCGTTTAGCATTTCATCTGCATTATTAGGATATTCTCCTTCAATATCATCTTCATCTATATTCAAATATTGAGAATATCTTTTCTCACTATCTTTCGCTTTGTTTGTATTGTTTTTGTTTCCTATAAAAGTTTTTGAAATCAAGAAATCTAAAAAGAATCCTTTTACGCCATCAGAAACTCCTTCAAAACTTTTATCCACAACAATACTATAATTTGCGGGCTTATTTGTTATATTTTTGAGTTCCTTTTCATCAGTTATTGTAACTAATTCACCTTCCACTCTTTTCTTATAAACAGGTTTTAATGTAGAAGTTAAAGGTTTTATTTTTTTAACTTCTTTTAAAGTTAAATTAAAAGAAACAGGTACGTCATTAATTCCAATGTCAGTACTAATTTCTACCATTCATTAAACCACCTTAAGCAAGCCATTTGGCCCATGCAACTGCTTTACCCAATCCTTGTGCTAGACCTAGACCACTTTGAGGTGGAGTATATGTTGGTTGACCTGTTTGTGGGTCAATCCAATAAGGATTATTCATGTTGTCATAACCACTAGGAGGAATAGGATAACCGCTACCGTTGTTCATAGCCATTTGTTGTTGGTTTAGAGTATTGTTAAAATTAGTACTCATGTTTCCTCCTTGTATTTGACTTGGATTTAACCCTTGAGGATTCATACCCATTTGAGGATTCATACCCATGTTGGTAGAAGGAGCAGGTGCAGATGGAGAACTAAACCCTTGTGCTTCGAGATACTGTTGTTTAGCCATTCTTCTTTGCATTACAACTTCACTATTGATAGCAGTAGCCAATAGATTTTGTATATCTAAATCAATATTTTCTTGCGTTATAGCAGTAAATTCATTTAACGCATCGGGTGTAATAGAAAGGTTTCCACTAGAACTTTGACTAAATTCTAATTTAACTAACATCTGACTAACACTTCTAGTAACTGTATCTTCAATTAGTTTTTCTAATGCCGTTAAGAATGATTCTCCATGATATTGAAAGAAATCTTCTACATGGTTTTCTTGTAAAGTTAGAAGATTATTCATTGCCTTGAATTGTGTTTGTTGTTGCGCTCCTATTTGAGTCGCAAGGTTACTATTACTTGTACCAAATAATCCCATTAATCACTCCCCCCCTGTTTCAACATTGACAACGTTAACGCCTTCGGTTAATAGAGTTTTGACTCTTTCATTAATATTGTTAGTTTCAATAATTAATCTAAATAATTCTTCTTCTTTATTTTCAACACCGTTGTTTGGAGGTCGGATAGTCCAACCCATAGCAGAAAGAGATTGCATATCTGTTTGTTTTAATGTTGTCATTGGGCCTGATGTTACTAAGTTAACAGGATTTAAACTTTTAGCAGATGGAATATATGCACTAAAAGAAAGACCATGTTCCTCTGCTAATATTTGCTGTTCTAACATCTCATATTGTCTATGAATTGCAGCGTGTTTTTCACAATATGTTCCTCTCATGGGATAGCCTTTTCTTACTTTATGTAAAGGTAGAGGAGGTCTCCTAACATCACCTGATTCCCAAACTTTTTGTGAACCACAAACCACACATCTATCTTTTAAATTATATTTGAATCGGTATGGTATTTTCAAAAATTTCTTTTTTTCGGGCATCAAAACTTTGATTATTTCTTTCAATTGTTTTTTGGGCTTTAGGTTTTTATACTCATATTGTATAATTGAACCTGCTGCTCTTGCGGCAGAAAATCTATCTAAAAATGGGTTAGTTCCCACATGGGCTGACTGTGCGCCAATAAGGTTTGTTGGGTTGTAGTTCATTGTCATGTGGTAATTCACCCTTAGTAGTCCTTTATCATTGTTAGGATTCCTCTATATACCATCTCTGAATCAGATTTGGCACTTACTATATATTTGTAGCATGGTATTCCTTTATCATTTAACTTCTGCATACCATTTCTAAAGGATTCAAATATTGGATGTTTTTCTATTGTTTCATAATCATATTTGTCTTTCCACAAATCATGTTTGTTAGCCCAAAGACCAACTGCTACGGGATAATCATGTAACTTTTTCTTTTTTCTTTTTCCGCCAATATTCCAATAAGGACTACAAATAGTATCTACCAAAAAAGTCCAACATAATTGTTGTTCTATATCATAGTGCTTATCCATATGTCTATCATCTAACATAAAAATTATATATTTAACTTTTCGAGTTCTCATATCTTCTACCCACTCTTGCCAAAATACTGTTTCACCTCCGACATCAGCAGTTTTAACAGTATGAGCATCACCGTCTAATTTTACATATTTTCTTGAGGCTCTATGTAGCCCTACGGTTCTATCTGTAATAGAAGGAACTTCACCTCTAGTTCTTAATTGATGATGTAATGTAGTTTTACCTGCTTTACTTGCTCCATATACCCCAAATGGTATAGAATGTAATCTTTGGTAAACTTTATTCATACCTTCTACTAATAGAATAGCGAAGCCCGCCATTACTGACATTATATATCACCATAAATGATGCCATAAATTAACTATCCCATTCCATGTAGAAGTAAACAAATTATAACCAAACAAAGATATTGCATGGCCGACCAAGAAACTAATTCCACAAGCAATACCACTCCAAAGAAAAAATCTTGCTCTTAAAAACCAAATATCAGCAGAATGCGCTCTTTGTAAATCATAGGCTAATGTGGATTCATCGAACCCCATTAGGATTTCTCCTACCATATAATCACCTACTCATTGAACCCTGTTAAAAATGTTGGGCTAATTGTATTCCCTTCAAACTGTTGTGATTGTTGTTGCATTGCAGGTAAATTAGCATCTCCATAGAAAGGTTGACCGAATGATTGATTGAAACTTCTAAGTGATTCTCTAACTCTTTTACGATTTTCCTCATCTCTTGCTTTTCTATTCCAATAAGCATCTATTTTTCTTTGTAATAAAAAATCTTCAATAATATCATTTAACATTAAATCAAATAATGCCTTCAATAACATAATACCTCCTACTGTACATATTCCAAACAGTACTGCGTGGGATAATCCCGTGTATGGAAAGTCAACTCCATATATAGTGTAAAAATAAATGTTAGTGCCACTAATAGCACCAACGAAAAGTATAGTCATTACTAATCTTGTATCTGTATCAATACTAGGCATTGTTTCAACTCCATGTGCAAGAGTATGAACCGCCCGAACCTGTTAGAATTGCAGTTATTCCTGTACCCATTGACCTATTGTGCATATCAAATTCTATTGTGCTATTAGCAGTTAGAATTAATCTAGCAACCTCATCTGCTGAACCAACAGATGTATTGTTATGGTCGTATATTTTTAATGTAGCAGTTCCGGTAGAACAAAAATGGATGCTTGTTAATTTGCACCTGCCATCATTTACTACTGCACTTGCAGTTTTTACAGGACTACCTGCGGAAACCATTACTTCACTTCCTTTTTAGTAGTAGTCTTTTTTGCAGGGGTTTTCTTTTTTGCAGGGGTTTTCTTAGCGGCAGGTTTTTTCTCTATTACTTTTTCTTCCTTCGGCAATATAGTTTCAGTTACAGTATCCACAACATTTTCTACTGCTGCTTCAACCTTTTTCTTTACAGGAGTTTTTGCTTTCTTAGGATATAATATATCAAGAATATCTCCCTCAACACCTAAGTGCCTACGAATTGCTTTTACTCTATTTTCCGGTAAGTTTGCAATATCCTTTTTATCATCTTCTGTAAAGTCTATTTCTATTGATTCATCTCCTAAATACAATGCTGCGATTCTTGCAGGTACTTCGCAAGGAGCATTTGCATTAATGGAATACAGTGTTTCCCCTGCCCCTCTTATTACTAGTTCGCCATTTCTATGTGTTTTCAATTTTACTAAAGCCATAATTATCAACCCTTTTTTATAGGGTAGTAATCCCTACCCCGATACTTCGGAGTAGAGACTACTACTTTACGTTTTCACTTATTACCAAGTACCTTAAGCACTCTTTAGGTTTGTAATTTTACCTTGTCCCTTGAAGAAAGAACAGCAAGTTTCTCCCATAGTGCGGTACATTCCTTGATTTCCAAGTTTACCAACACCGAATGGGTTTCCACTAGTAATACCATCTTCGAAGTATTGTGTAGGTTTCATTACAGATAGCCATAGGTGGTCGGTATCTAGAACTAATATATCACTAATTCTGTTAGATGTGGACTTACCTGTTGACGGCATATCTTTAGCAGGGATGATTGGTATGTCATAGTATGTTGCAACTCTGAAACCAACTTCTTGACCCTTGACACCACGAACACCATTATGGGAAGGAACGATTTCTTTCCTATCCATAAATCTCTCTTGTGATTGTAGTAAATCGGAGATTTTCTGAATGGTATCGTATCCTGTAATGATAACTTTAGGGTTTCCACCGTTAGTACGGATTCTTCTAATCATATCATTAAGAATACTTAGTGTTAGAACTCTACATTCACCTGATGTATAACCTGCACCGAAATCAACTTCTGCATCTAGGAAAGATGGAACACCTGTGTAGGTATATGCTCCACTTCCTCCTGATGTGTTAACAGTAACAGTTCTAGTTGAACCAAAGATAGTAGTAGCATCAGCAAGTTGTGCTGCTGTACCGTTATTTGTTTGGTTGTGGTAGAATACGTCATCATCGGCCATAGTTGCAATTTCAACAGCAGAAGAAACTATCTTCATCAAAGAAGTGTAGTTCTTCTCAATACCAGTAGTACCGTTCTCTGAGTATTTCTCAAGAGGCATAACTAACATTTTGCTCTGAACCTCTGCGTGTAATTTACCCATGTCTTCTCTTACAATAGCACGAATATCACCAACACCATCATCTATTGCAGCCATTTCCATTCCTAGTTCTGAGAACTCGAATAGATGTGCAATAGTCTTAGGGCTAACATATAGTTTAGTATATTCAGGAGCAATTGCTCTGAAACCATCTGCACCACCTAATGTTGCGTTTTCTCCAACACCACCAATTTGGTCTGCTCTAGGAGTTGCTGCATCTGCTGATGAAATACTAGCGGTAACTGCATTAGTACCTGTACCGAATGCTGCGTCACTACCACCAATAGGTCGTGATTTCAGAACTCTCCATCCACTAGATGTGTATGGTCTCTTAGCAAGCATTGCTAGAGGGTTTACTTCTTGGTTTAATACAGACCAAACTTTCTGTCCATATAGTAGGTTGTACAAATCACCTAGACCTGCTGCACCCGTAAATGCATTAGCACTAGTATCGTGAGGAGTACCGAAACCACCTACAACTCCACCTGCTTTAAGCAAGGCATTGCCGCTTCCTGTTCCGCCATATCCGTATGTTGCTGCTTCTAAATCTTTCATTGTTTTAATATATCCACTCATAATTTCACTTCCTTAATTTCCCCTCACAAGAGAATGTACGTCATCCCAAGTCATATTGGCTGCTGCCTCTAAACTTGTAGGTATTCCTTCCGGTAATGCCATTGACATTTCCGCGCTCTTGCGAATTGTTTCGTCTTTCTCTGATAGAGATTTTCGTAGTAGAGCAAACTCTTCTTTTAGTGCTGCTACATCTGTTCTAGCATCGTATGATGCGGATTCTGCTGCTGATTTCTTAACTGCAAGTTCTTCTGAAAGTCTTGCTTCAAATTGCTTAGAAAGATTATCGTATGCAAGTTTTTCCATCTGCTCTGCTTTGAATTGTGCATATGCTTTCTCAACATTTTCTGCACTTAGGTTAAGAGTACTAAAGTCCGAAGCCTCTAAGCCTTCACTCTTTAGTTCAGTAGGTGCAGCAGTAGGCTTACCGCCACTTACTACTAATTCACCTGCTTCGTAGTCTCTAGTTGAATCTTCATCAAGAGCCTTCTCTTCCATTTCAGATTCATCCATAGATTCTTTTTCCATTTCCTCATCATCATCGGCATCCATATATGCCATTTCATTCTTCGTTACTTCGTCATATTTTCCTTCCTCTCCGAGTCCGTTAACTTGTTTCATCAAGTCATTCAACTCTTCGAGTGCTTTTTCCAACTTCTCACTCATTGTTTTATCCTCCATTTTTAAAATGTCGAATTTTGCTTCGGGATTAATCCCCTTTTCACAGATAGTTACTTCGTGTAACTCCAATCTGTCTATCTCATTGTATTCACCGAACTCATCCGATGTTTTTTGTTTCTTAGAAATCGCTTGACCTCCAATACTAAAAGAACGTAAAGTTCCTTTTCTAATACTTCTTGAAATTTCTTTTGCTTTTTCTATGTCATCTCTTAATTTAATAACAACATAAAACCCTACATCATCTACTCCTGTCTTGTGTAGAGTACCATTAGTATCTCTATACTTTTCAATGACTTCTCCTACCTGTACATTAGAATGATTAGACATAACATTCCTATATTTCTTTTCAGACATATATTTTTCAACTGCTTCATCTAACGCCTTCAATGTAATTAAATCATTTTGCTTATCTACAATTTCTATTGAAGCATAGCCTCCAATAACTAAATCATCAGACTTGAGAATAGTAAACTCATGTTCTTTATCTACTTGCATTAAAATAGATGGCTGCATGAGCATTATTTTTTTGTCTTTTTAGTTTTACTATATTAACTAATCGTTAATTTTAGGTGGAAATTCTAAATTGGAATATTTATCCTCTTGAATATTCCAAACATCTACGTCATCTTCATCCTTCAACATATCTTGTTTTTTACCTGTCCAAACTATCCATGTTTTTTTCTCATTAAGAGGCACTACTCTAACGTGTATTCTAGTGTCGAACTTATCTCCTTCTAATTTATATTCATGGTAGCCATCCTTTTGGACTCCTAGAATAACATTTCCCTTGTCTATAACTTTACCACCGTTTATTTTTTCTGCTACAATAGCAGGGTATTTATTCGATTTACCAAATAAATTATACACATCATCAGTATCTTCAATGTCTATTAACCAAGCAAACCGTTTTTTCTTATAATCAATTATAAAATTAAGATTGCCGTCTTCTTGTTTAGTTATTGTAAACTCGCCCGTTCTAGATTCTTCTTTATGAATAACCATATCATCTGTATCTTTTTCTAAAACTTCTTCGTTAGACATGAAAGTATTAGGGTGTTTGTAAATGAACGAATCTTGTTTTTTCATCCAATTCATTAATTTAGATTCGAGTGAATCAAAAAGACTTTGGTATAAATCCATATGATTTTTTCTAACAAATAGTAATATTTTATCAAACTCTAGAGCATCTTTACCACTATCTAATATTTCATTACGAATTGATATTCTTAATTCGGAACGTTTACTTTTTATTAATTGATTTAATTCTTCTTTCCACAAATCAATATTATGCAGAGCATTTTTCTCCATTAAATTATCGCCCTCAAATCCATATAAAGTATAGCCTTCTAAATTTTCCTTTAATATTATTTCAGCAACACCGTGCGTATCATCTGTAATATAATATCCTTTCTTAAGTTTTTTAGGTTTTACTAAATCGGATTCCATACCACTCATAATTCTAAATGGCTTAGGAACTTTACCTGCAAGACCCTGTACTAAAGTGCTAAGAGATTTCTTACTTTTGCTTGCTAATTTTTCTAAAGTAGCAATATTATCAGATTGTGTTACTTCCGGTATTTCTATTACTTTAGCAGAATACAAACTGAATCCGTTTTTCTTCTTAGTTACTTCATCAACTTTAACTCTAACAATAGAGCCTATGTCAACATTTATTTTTGTGTTGAGAGCCTTACCAACTTCTAAATATGCTTTATCTTCATAATCAACAGTAGAATAGTTTCTAGCAACTTCTGCTGTAACAGGGCCGATTCCCATAGTATAAGAATGTAGATTACTTTTTGTCTTTCTATCGTTTAATACCACTACATCTAAATCAACAAATTTTTTCCACTTAATCCACTTTGGATTTTTTCTATTTCCTATGTAATATGTAGATTCAATGTCTTTGATAACCACACCTTCTGACGCAGGTAGTTTCATAATATCTTGAGAATAGTTTTCAACTTCTTTCTTTGAATCTGCTATTCTAGTATCTTTCTTAGATGGGAATGCTAGTTTTTCTGAGGAATGTTGAGCGTATTGATATAATAAAATATTAATTCTTTCTCTTAATGGAGTATCTGTAATATCTTTACCTTCGTGTAACATAATATCAAAAACGTGAGCCTTCAATGTGCCTTCTGTTTTTTTGTGGAATACATGAGTGATAGTATCTGCTCGGTGTAACGGTTCATCTTCCATAAACAACATTAATTCTGCATCTAAAATACAATCTCCAAACTGTTTCTTTTCCATATGCTTAACTTGTTCTGAACATTTAGAAGTAATATCCTTTTGATTAAAGGAATATATTTTAACTTCATCATTGAACTTGTGTATTTGTATTCTCATACCATCGTATTTTTCTTGAACAACAAACTCTCCCGTTAACCCCTTAATGTCATCTAAATCATCTATCTCGAAAATCCGATACATTGGTTTGTTAGGTTTAATAAAATCTATACCTGCTTTTTTTTCTTGTTCATCATCTGCCTTTGAAATGTCTAATTCTAATAATGAATCCCATTGTTCTTCATTATATTTTTCTAGATATATTTTTTCTAATTGTTTAAATCCCTTTTTACATTTAGATTCTATTCTTCTGTTATCAGAATCTTCATCACCATAATGTTCCAATATGTAAATAGGTACATCTTTAGGTTCTAAGTCTAACCCCATATATCCCTGCGTTATTTCATCGGGTTTCATACCATGTGCTTTCCAAGATTTTTCCGGTATAGTATTAGCATGAGACCTTACAGCATAATGAATAAATGCTAATAACATTGATTCATTTTTTAGAAACTCTTTGATTACATTATCTCCTAATTGTTTAGAAAAAGGGTCTGATATTTTATCTGATTTAAACCTAAGATTTTTTACTCCTTCATATATTTCCTTTGCCTGTCTTGAAGTAGGGTCATATGCCTCATCGGAAAAAGCAGTATCTTCTTTTAGATGTCTTTTCAATTCTCTAGTAAAATCTCCCAAAGAATCATATTGGTCTCTTACTTCTTTAACTGTTTTTTTCCATTTATTTCCATACTCGGAAGGATTCTCTTTTGCAGAAAGATATGAATATCTTACCCTTTCAAAAAAGTCTAGAACTCTTTTAGTTAAAGAACTCTTTTCCTTTTCAAATAAAAGTCCTGTTTGTGGCATACTACCTCACTCAGTTAGAATCTTTCTTTTCTTTTCCTTCTATATTACTAGTTTTAGGTAGCGGCACTTCTTTAGGATTTTCTTTAGGTCTTTTCACTTTAACTTCTTCACCTGTTAATGGTTCATCTATTTCCATTGTATTTACATTAGCCTCTTGTAATACTTCCTTTGCTTTAGCGATTGCTAGTTCTAATAATTTCTCTTCTCTTGTTACTTTTTCCGGCATACTTATCTCTCCATAGTAGTTACTAGTTCGTGTATGTCTTCCCAAGCCATACTCTTTTTGATAGTATTATCCATTGGAATATTATTACTATCCATTCTAGGAGAAGGGGAATCCACCACAACTAATCCTGATTTCATAAGTAGGTTATCTTTGTGATAAACTGCTTGTTCTAAATGTTTCACTTTAGATACCAATTCTTTCAATAACATTAACATTTCACTATCTTCACTCATACAAACCATTCCTAATTAATAACGCTACTAGTTCTTCTCTTAATAAAGTTTTAAGTTCTGCTTTCATATTCATCTCTTACTCACCATCTCTTCAACTGCCTGTTTTAAATCATCTATAATTTTTCTAAGTTTCATTCTAAAAGTCAAAGGAATTTCCATAGTGCTTATAGTTTCTATAATTGTTTTTAATGTTTGAATTGTTCTTTGGTCGTATTTTGTCATTCTAAATCACCTCAATAATAATCCCACGCTAAGTATTTTCTTGTTAACTTACCTCTTTTATCGAACTTATAAGTAGCAACTGTATATTCTGGAATAGGTTCACCATCATCTATACCAACATCAAGATAATATGCCTCATCTTCATCAAGATAACTTATATCAAGAATGTAGTCTTTTAATTCATCTACATCATAACTTTTTTCCCTTAATTCTTCTAATTTGGTTTCATTGTAATCATCTTCGCCAAATATATGTTGATTAAAGAAATCATCTACTGCTTTATCTAATTTCTTCGGATGCAATCTTTTTATTTTTAGTATATCTTCCCAACTCATTCTAAATCACTCCACATTACCTAATCTGACTTTTATTGATACCTACACCTCTGACGGTGAATTTCGCTGTCTCTCTAGGTCTATCTTTTGTTCCCATTAGACATCTAACAAAAATAGGCAGGTCAAAACCAAGAACAGGTTGTGAGGAAGAGGAATAAATAACGTCGGATTTAACACCAAACTTCTCATCTATCATTTTCATGATATCTTCTAAATCCCCCTCTTCTCCTATCAGTTCCTCTAACTCTGCCATTACATCTTTCTTTAGTATATCTTCCCAACTCATTCTAAATCCCCCTTACTCTTTGGATAAACCAAGTCTCGTATTTGCCGATACAAAGTTTCGTAATCTTTTCTAAGTTCTGCTGCTGATGAAACTATTTCTAGATTCTTTTCATCAAAGCCCTCGAACTTTTTTTGAAGTCTTTTATCAGACTTAATTAAGTCTAATTTTTTCATCTCATCTAACAGGTCTGAAAGATGTGTCATCTCTTGACCCATGTATTCAGTAGGCTGAGTTTTTTGAAGAAGTTTCTTAAGTTTCTTCTTTTGTTTAGCATCAATTTTTTCTAAAATTGAAGGTGATTTTAGTATTTCTTTCCAACTCATACTCAACCACTTTGTTTATCCGTTCCTACAACTAGTTTATCAAATTATCTTTATTCTTTATTTTTCTTAGAAGTAATGTTGTTGCCAAATGTTTTATCGGCAAGTTGCCTTGCTTCTTCCGATGTTATCTTAGATTTAGATTTATATTTCTTTTTTCTTCGTCTATATTTACCTGTATCTAATTTTGGTAATTTTTTCCTAGCCTCTTTCTGTTCCTTATTATTAGGTTTAATAGTAAATTTATCTCCATTTAACCGTCTTAATTTGGTCTCTTCTACTTCCTCCATATATTCATCAGAAGGAATAAATGAAGACAATTCTTTAGGGTCATATTCTTTTTTTGGTTTTCTTTCATTAGGCATTGTTTTATATTCTTCAACATTTATTCTTTCACCAAAAGGTCTAGGGGGAAGTTTAAGTTTTGTCTGTCTGAGTCCATAATCAGAAAGCCAATCTCTTCCAGTTCTTTCTAGTTCCTTTATGTCTTCTTGAGAAATGCTATCAAAGGTAAATTTGTCTTGATGTATCTTCTTCTTCGGTGAGTTTGTTTGTTTAGGTTTAGTTTCTTTAAATTTAGTTCTTTGAGAATATTCTGCTTTATCTGAACCGAGTTTGAGTTTGTAAGGTAGTATATTTTTCTCAACAAGTTCGATGTATGTCTTCATTAAATTTTCTATTTCTTTATTTTGTACTTCTCTATCCTCGAAAAACTTTAAAGTTTTATCTGAATATTCATCTGAATACTTATCTTCTTCGGACAAACCTTCTTTTTCTTTCAAAAAATCTCCAAGTGTTTTTGTTAATGATTCAAGTTTTTCCTTTATATCCCTTTCAATGTTTTCCATTTCGGCATCTTGTTCAAAAATTCTTTTTACATCTTTTCCTTCTGAATTATCTGCAATACTATCAGAAATTCTATTTCTTAAATTTACATAAACTTCAAATTTATTTTCAACCTTTGTAAGATTTTTTATTTCAGCACTTATTTTTATAAGTTCTTCATTTATGTTCGCTTTAAAATCCTTTTCTCTTTGTTCAGCGTTTTCATCAACAACAAGGTTTCCCTCTCCCGATGGTGATTGTGTTCTTCTAAACGATTGAGGATTCTCTAGTTTTTTCTTGTATAGATTTCTTAATAAATCCATTTTTTCTTCCGGTAAGAATAGACTAGAATCAAGAACAACCCCCCTCGTACTCATATAGTCTAAATCTTTTTGTAAATTACTAAGACTTCTAGCAGATATTCTATACGAAGGTACTTTACTTATCTTAGCCATAACGTCTAATGCATTATTCAAATACACAATTATTTCGAAATTAGATTCTAATGTATCTTTAGCCTCAGATAATACCTTACTACCTTGCAATCTAGTGTCTTCTCTAATATCATCTTCCAAAATCGCAATTCTAGAAATTAATTCTAAAACTAAAAATTTATTTTCTGAATTGAACAGAATAGATATTTCAGAATCTTTCATAGCATCTAATAAAGATTCGGGATTCGATGTGCTTAATCTTTTAATAATAGGTTTTAATTCTGTTAATTTAGAATCATATTTAAAATTAATATAATTATTGAATGCTTCTCTATTTGGGTTTTTAGTGGCATACTTATTTTTCTGTTTAATACCTAACTTTTTAAACAAACGATATAATTTTTTTTCATTGTTATCTCTGTCTGCTTCAATTAATTCACTATATCGTTTAGGTAGAATACCACCTCTTAAAAAATAATTATTTAAGTCTTTATACAAATTTCTAAGAAGTTTTTCTTTCTCTTCATCTAGAGAATCTTTGTTTAATATTTCCTTAAACAACCTTAGTTCTTTTTTTAATTTAGATTCTTTATCGTCCCTTTTTTTATTTTTTAAAATATCCATGAACGACATAATCTAACCTCCTTAGAATGGTATATTTTCACTACGCATATTCTTTCTTTTAGGAGTTATCATAACGTCAGGAATATTACTAGGTGCATCATCAGTTTTATTTTTTAATGTTGTACTTGGGTCAACACCTACAACAGAATAATCCCTACTAATAGTAACATTATTCTTCTGCTCTGCACCTTCTTTAATTCTCGCTTGCTTTAATTCTCTTTCTAATTGTCTTACACTTTTTTCTTCACTCATCTTTTTCACCTCTTACTTTTTTATTTCTAGCCATTATTTCTGCTAATAAATCTGCTTCGTTTTTCTTTGTTCTTTCTGCCGCTTCCTCATCTTGGGGAAGTTTGGAAGCAGTAGTTGAAACTCTATCCATAGGAGTTTTATTTTTCTTGAATATATCTTTCCAACTCATTCTAAATCACCTTCCATCTTTTCTTTCCGATGGAGGAACCATCTCCGGTGGATATTCATTAAAATGTTCCATATCATTCCATTCATTCTCTTCTATCTGTCGCTCAGACATTCCTTCATTTCTTGAATCTTCTAACATTTGTTCATATTGATTTCTTTCTTCTTGTGGAGTTTGTTCTCTACCCTTCTGATTCATCACATTGCGTGGTTGTTCATTTCCTGTTGCATTAATCATGTCTTGTATCTCTCTCCGTTTTTTGGTCTTTTGTCTTTCATTAGTAAAAGAAACTGGACTACCATTTACCTTTCTATTCAGACTTAATTTTTTTCTTGTCGTATTTTTTCTTTTAACAATGTCAAACCAACTCATTCTAAATCACCTGCTATTGGTAAATTCATTCCTACTTGCCACACTATTATATCTGAAAATAATCTTAATTTCATCCTACTCTCCTCTCTGTTCTCTTATCCACATTTTGATTACCTGCATCTTTAGGTAATCCCTTAAATCTTTTATCCGGCCCAGTATTCATACTAGGTTTGTTTCTAGTCTTAGGTGGTTCATCAGATTTTACTTTTTCAGGTTGACCTGCTTCTGCTAAACTAGGTTTAGTTCCCGCTTCCATCATTTGACCTAATTGACTAGCATCAATATCTGTTCCCGCATATGGGTCTGTTTTAAAATCGTCATCACCAGTTTGAGTTTTTCCTTGCTCATCACCCTCAACAGGTTTGGGCTTAGTATAAATAAATCTACCTTCATCATCCATTTCTACTTCAAATCCTAAGTTCTTTAATTGACCTGCAATGTTAACTTCTATTTCTCTCTTTCGTAAAACTGCAATTTCATCTTCTTCTTCTGATGGAGGTAAGTTTAAGTTCCCAATCAGTTATTCCAAACTTGAGTTGTAACAAATGGAAACACATAATTATTCCAAATAGTTTGAGCCATTTCTACTGCTCTATTAGTAACAAGTATTTGCATACCTTCGTTATTTAATCCTCCACTAGCAGAAGCATCAGACATAAACACTTTACTAACTCCATAGAAACCCTGAAATCCTATCTCTCAAATCATCTTTAACAGAAATATAGTCCATTTCTTTTAGACTGTCCATAAACTTAACCCATTCAATAGAACCCTTACCATTTTCTGCTTCTATTCCCATTACAGGAATAAAGTGTGGGTCTTGTTCCATCTTTTCTTTAACGCCTCTCCAAAATGATTTCATAGAATCAATGTTTCTTGTTTGAACAGCCAATAATCCTCTTCGGCATTCTTGCCTTAGAATAAGAAGAATTGACATAATTTTCCATAGCCAATAGTGTTGTAATATGATTCCACAGTGTAATTATCGGAGACATCCCATACAAACGTGAAGGAGAATATTTACTGAAATGTACTACTTCTCCCTTAACAAAATACTGTTCCTCTCCATTCACTCTATTTACATAATGAACAGGATATAATTCCGAACTACAAGTTTCACATAATTCAGTTTGATGTTGATGTACTCTATCTCGATGCCTTAAACACACAAATCCGCCTTTACCTCTTTCACCTAATTCATTTGAATAAATATGCATAGTAACAGGGTCTCCTCTGAACACTTCTTTTATTCGATGCATTCTAACTTTAGAGTTATTATCTAAATAATATTCCTTTACTAATACTAAGTAAGCATCGTCCATTATGTTCAAATCGTCTTCTAATTCTTTAAGAACATCAATAAATAATTGCTCTGAACAATTAACATATCCATCTAAAAACTTTTTAGCGTATTCTAATTGTTTTGGGTCGGGTTTCTTTAAGTTAGTAGAAGAACAATCAGAACACATCTTTACTGGTGAAGAGTGTTCTTTACCACAATCTTGACATTTAACTACGAACTTTTCCTCCCAAGTATATCCCCTTCTAAATATTTCTTGTTTTAATTGAGTAATACAAGTTCTAACAATAGTGGATTGTTGTACTATGTGGTAAATAATAGGACTTGTCAAAAGATAAGAATTATCTCTTTCTTGTATTCCCAAATTGTAAACTGTTCTATCAGCAGGTTTAGGAGTGCTATTTCTGAACAAATTAGTGAAGGCAAATCTTCTTTTTTCTTCCGCCATTAAGCAATCACTCCTTCTAATTTATCCATCTCAAACATTTTACATTTATCATGCAGTTTAGCGACAGTAGTAATATCTATTCCATCTTTAGAAAAGTCATAGCCAACATGGTCTTTATGATTTTCATATTTCATCAATTGAAATAATTCAGTTTTCCTTTCATTATACCATTCTGCTTTTTTATAGGATTTTTTCATTCTTAATAACTCCAATAATATATCTGCGTTTTTCCCTTTCATTTTAAAATGTGGGCGACATTTCGTTAATAGTTCTACAACATCATCGTGCGAATAAAAGTTTAACCTATTTACTGGCCTAGTGTCTTGTGGAGATTTTTGGTCTAAATGTAGTCTTCCACATCCTAATGATTTATGCATTTCCATCATAAATGCTTTTCCTCTCTCACCCGTAGCCACTAATCCTACTCTCGGATTAAATTTTTTATCCATAGTAATATATCCATCAGAATCTATGAAAGCAGCAGTATAAGCATAAATATCCTTTTTAATATCATCACTAAACTTATAGAAAGCCCCGTTAACATTAGTAACATTGCAAGATATAGCCATTTTAGAAATTATACTTGGAGTAGTTTTATTGAATAGATTTTTAGGTAATCTTTCGTGAATCTGTCTAGCAGATATTCCCGATTCTTCACTAACTAATTTTGCAATATTATGTTTGATTATTTCCTTTTTGTCTATACTTTTCATATGTTTTTTAATTAATGCTTTGAAGGCTCTTTTGGATATTGACATCTCTTTAGACAGATTACAATATTCTTGATTATAATTTATAGTATTTCTATCTATTTTCGCTTCCCAATATTTACACAATGTATCTACCATTTCTCTTCTTGTATTTTCATCATCTACATATGATAGTTTGATTAGTTGGTCTTCGCTACAAGTCATATCTTGTACTTGAGGTTTATATTTACTTAACCAATAAATATTATCAATACTATTTTCTAAATGATTAGCGTAACCGTCAATTAAATTATCAATTGATTTTGACATTTGTATTCTATCTTCTCCTTTCAGAGTTCTTCTATACTTACGCATTTTTTTAACCATCTTAGGGATATCTGTTCCTTCGACTTCATATTTTTTAAGTTTATATTCAAGATGTTTTCTTGCATCTGTTAAAGATAAATCAAACTCTTTAGCAAATGTTTTTTCCAATTGAGTATGGTCTGATATAGAAGAATCAACTAACCAACTTCTCTTCAAATCTTCTGTTATTCTTTTTTGTTGTTCTTCGAGGGATTCTTCTTCATCGGCAAGGTCTCCGAGTTCTCTTAATTTGTCTCCCTTTTCACTAATACTCTCACCTCCGCTACTTGCCTCTAGAAGTTCAGTCCTAGCATACCGCCTAAAGAGTTATTCGTAGGTTTAGGACTATCGAACAACCCCATATCATCTAACAACATAAATACATCTTGTGAATTTTGGGTGGCGGCATTGGCTAAAGCCAAACTCATTACTAAGTCATCGTGTGCGCCCACACCTTCAAACTTTCCTGAATGAGTAATAGAAAACATTGACAATTCTTCAATTAACATATTGGTTAATTTTTTACTAGAGTTATCACCATAGGGAAAGTTAATTTTTCCATTTTCTATGTTCATTTGTAGGTTGAGAATTATTTCCTGTTTTCTTTTTCTTGTTGTGTTAAAATCTGTTACGTTCAAATCTGAAACGTTCCTTAGTTCTTGAGTAAATGCCTTAGCAAACGTATTTGTTTCGTATAGGATTTCTTCGGGTTCAAATATTTTACCTATCAATCTAATCTTATCTATATTTTCTCTAAACTCAACATTTTTAGCCCTATCAACATGAACTATTGTTTTGTTCTTATTCTCATCCACTTCTAAAACAGTAATTACGTTATAATCTCCATCAGTTGAGATAGCAGGGTCAACACCTACATAATATTTGTATCCCTTATCCTTTCTATGTCCTAATTTCAAAACATAATCCTTATTTTTACATTTCATAACAAACTCAGGATTAAATAATGCAGTTCCGGTAGAAATAGGCACACAAAGATATTCTCTTGTAAACTTCAAAGAACCAATTTCTGCTTTTCTACGCATAAGAGCATCGTAGTCCCATCTTTCCGGCCATAACGGTTCATTTAGTGCATTAAGACAGGGATATTTAGTAACATTATATGCCTCATTTTCTTCTAATTGCGAAAATATATCAGTATATGTAAATGGTGTACCAATCATTCTCAATTTAGAAGTGTGGTGTAATGTCGGTATCATATCTCCGAAAAACCAATCTGTAACTTTCTCAATACCTACTAAACTGAACTCTTTCAAAGGGTCATCAATTATAATTTCTTGAGGGTGAAGTCCTCTAATCTGAGAACCAACAGAACGTTCTAAAATTGCGTTACCATTTGTTAATTGAATGTTACCGATAGCCCAACCCCTGCTAGGTTTAAACTGTTTAAGTGCCGGATGATTAAAATACCTATCAATTTCTCTCATGTGAACTAAAGTCTGCTTTTGGTTGGAAGAAATATACAACATTTGGAAAGGCGGTTCTTGAAATATAAGATTCCATACTACCCAACTATGCATAAAGACAGATTTCCCATGGTCACGACTACAAATAATAACTGTTCTATCAGTAGTATTCATAGATTCTAACCATTCTTGCATATATTCGGGATACATCATACCTAAAACATTTTTAAAAAAATATGGAAAGGAAGTTTTAGATAATTCCATATCCATTTGAGTTACAAAATCTAATTCGTTTAACTCCATATTAATTCTCCATTAACATAAAAGAAATTGCTTCTGATTCAGTTAAAGATTTTAATATATTCCAAGCCTTGTTCATAGAATTAGGATTCCAAACTAATATTTTATCCCCGCCAATTCTTTTTCTTTCACTTTCAACTGCTTCCATTGGTAATCCTTCAGGAACTTCTTCATCGGTAGGATTTTTAATCCAACCTCTTCTTTCAAATGCAGCCATCCAACCACTATCGGGTATAGTTTTATTATTTATACTAACTAAAATAGGTTTATCCTTTATCAATTGCATTCTTTTATCTATTAAATTAGAAGCAATTCTTTTTCCTCTATATGGAGTAGCAATGTTGCTTCCGGCTAAAACCACATAACTATTTTTTTCAGACCAACCCGAATAACCCACAATCATATCTCCGTCTAATGCAATTAGATATTTTACATTATCAACAGAATATGGACTTAAAGTGGGGCGTGTTTTTCTAGGGTTTTTATTTTGAGCATATATTTTTTGCCAATTTTCTTCGCGGGATTCTCCCCATTGACTATTCCATAGTTCTAACATCTCTGCTTCTGTATATATTTTACTAGGGTATGTTATCATAATATCACCTAAAGTTAGCCTTTAAGAAATATACACTTTCTTTAGGAACTCCATGTTTAATCCCTATTTCTCCAAAAGAATCTACTTCATTAACAATAGAACTTATTTCATAGGCCGAAACATCTACATTATAATCACTCTTCATTATATCAATAGCAGCATTAACATGGTTAAAATTACTTAAACTAGAAGTATTGTAATAAATAGGTTTACCAACCATCTTCCTTATGTTATCGTGAGCCTCTAACATTTTTGCAACTACATCTTCTTGTTTATTTCTTAATGATTCAACAATATCTACAAACTCATAGATAATAGAACTGCGCCCGCCTTGACTATCCATTTGTTCTAGAGAACCTCTATTATTATATATCTCTTTAATAATATAATTTAAGGGGTATATTTTATTTTGATTATATTTTTCAGCCCATTCTTTAGGAGTTTTTCCGTTACTATTAGGAAACTTTCCCTGTGGATTTTTTTTACTCTCTTCCGCCCATATTTTATAATCATCCATTAAATTATTTTTAGTCAATATATTATGTAAAATATTACCAAACTCTTCATTTACCCCTTCTTTAGTTATCTTATCCCTTCTATCTAAATTTGCTATTCGTATTACTAAATTTCTACCTTCTTTAATTCCATCAACTAATTTTCTAATATTTTGTATTTTACTTGGGGTGGAAATGAAGGTTAAATATGCTGTCAACTCTTTAATATGTCTCGGTTCATATTTAGTATATCCTTTAGTTTTATCTTCGGACATCACATACGAAAATACTGATTCATTAGGATTATGACTTTCTATTATTCTAAATATTCTTTTTTCAAGTCCATCTACATCTAAACCAAAATTATCATCAAAGGGCAAATTTGTAGAATACATTGGAGTTATGAAGAAGTTACTAACTTCTATTAACAACTCGTCCAGTTCTTCTTTTACATTTTCTAATTTCTCATATTCATTTTCACTAGCAACATTCCCTAGATTTTCTATTACAGGTCTAATTAATTCACTAGTCTGCGTTGGGTCTCCACCCTTACCTCCGTATGGTTTTGTTCCGGTTTTAGAAGGCGCTACACTTTTGAAATCATCAGGCTCAAACAATTTAGAAAAGGCTTTCAAGAAGCCTATAATATATTTGATATTTTTATCAGACCCTTTTCCTTCTCCTTGTACTAATTTAGACATAGTTGTTTTTGTTAGTGGGAGGAAGTATTTTCCGTCTTCACTTACATCAGATGCTAACTCCTTAAGTCGTTTTATGTATTCAATAATTTCAAAATCTATATTAGTATTCATAGCGGCTTCATATTTTTCACCTTCTATTAATAATAATTTTTCTAATCTTTTTACTTCTGTTTCAAAAACAGGGGTAGGTTCTTTAAACGCCTTATCATTATATTCTACATAATAAATCGGGTCAACTTCAATTTTTTCTATTCCATCTAATACTCTTCCTAAAGTTATTAATCGCTGTTGGTCTAACTTACCCTTACCTTGACTAGAAGAAACCTCTTCTGTTATACCTGTCCTTTCATCGTCTTTCCCGTAAGTATTTACAGTTATACTTCCACCATCAGATTCATTTTCAAATTCTTTTTCTGCTTGAACTAACAAACCGTTTTCATCTAAAATGTTATTAAAAAGAGCAACGTGTTTGTTGGCTTTCTTGTGTGATTCTACTTGCATAGGTTTGAAAGCACGAATATAATTCAACTCACCATTGGTAATTTCATTTGAATAAGATTTCAAATCTTTAATAGCGTCTTTCAAATCCCCTTCAATTCCTTCAATCCCTTCTATTGCAGAAATAAAATCTAAATATGCTTTTTCAAAATCTTTATATTCACCGTGTTTCTCTTTCCAAAAAGCATAAACATCCTTTCTATTTTGTAATGATTTAAAATCCAAATCTCCGATAATATCCACTTTATCAATATTAATAGTAAAACGACCTCCCTTTTTTTCGTTTGAATATTGTCTTAGTATTTCTCTAATTGGTCGTAGAGTTGATTTTTCATCAGCATTTAAATTATCAATGGTAAGTAAATAATTATCTATTTGCGGTTGTGTTAAAGTGCCGCTACTTAATGAGGCAGTTTTTACATCCAATTTATTTTTATTTGTAAATACATTTCTATATGTAAGTTTCCTACCTGCATAATCTTCAAACTTTCCAAGCATTTCATTTACATCTTTACTTTCATCAGTATATTCTTTTCTATCCCGAAGAGTGGTAGTAGTTTCTAGACCTTTATCAGAAGAATATCTTCGAATAACTTCGGTAAGCATTTCTTCTATTTTATCCTCATAGTTTTCAATTCTATTACTTCCTTGCCCTAAACCTATGATACCATATTGTAAAGGAAGTGCTTTGGTTCTCATCATATTTTTTAGTCCCTTGACATTCCTATTAGTAAAATTAACTCCATCTTCTTTAATTGTTTTTTTAATATACTCTCTTAACTCATTGTCCTTTTTAACTAATTTATGTAATCTACTTTTATCACTATAAATATCTGTCAGTATTTCTGATAATACTATTTTTTGTTCACTTGTAGGTAAAGAAGGATTTTTTTCTTCTATTATGTCTTTAATTTCAGGAATAATACTCTTGACCCCTTTTTCATGTTTAACAGCATCTTCAAAAAGCCGTTGTTTTTCATTTTCATTTTTAATATATTTCATTCAAACAACCCCTTTCCTTTAAGCCATGTCAAAGGCTCAAACCGAACCCCTTTTGTTCCACCAGTAGTCTTGCTTCTAAGAGTATTTTCTTCTAACGTTTGAATTACAGATTCTTGTATTTCTTTCAATAATGCTTTTCTCATATCATTATATCTAAGTAAAACCTGTCTTCTAAAATCTCTAAGAGGGGCTTCAGCATTTTCATCTGCATCTATTTTTTCATTTTTATTCTTATCTATCTTATTGTATAAATCATTCAAATTTTTATTACCGTTTAAGTTACTATCTAACCCCTTACAAAACTTTGCAAATTTCTCAAATAACGTGGTAAAAACATATTCGTTAACTTCAATATCAGGAGTAGTCCCTGCCTCTTCTTCTTCATCAAGTTCTTGTTTTATTTTTGTAAGAAGTTGTTTAGGTTTAGATGCTATACCTTTTCTTGGACTATAAACATCCCCACTTAATACCATACTTTCTAAAATAGTTTTTATATTTTTATGTGTTTCCTTCGGTAAAAAATCTTCAAGAACTTCGTCAACCTCCACAAAATAAATTCTGTCTATGGTATCCGGCAGAGGTATCTTTTTATCATTTTCTAATAATTCTATATAATACAAAATTGCATTCCTCAAATCTTCTGAAATTGTAAGTGTACCGGAAAGAGACTCTTCTATTTCAGGTAATAAATCAAGAAGTCTAGTTTTAATATCTTGAGTGTCTTCATCATCTCTATTCGAGGGTTTTATTATTTTATACCATTCTATATTTGAAACAGAACCTTTAGATTTTATTCTTTTATATTCATTCGTTAAGAAATCTATAATATCATCATCCATATCAACATAAGACCTAATTCTATCTCTATCATTTAGTGATGCTAGTGTTTTTAATTTTTCTAAAACAACATTTGTTTTTACAGAAGTAGTTTCCGTTTTCAATATAGAATCAAGCACCGATTCTAATTCTTTACTGTTTTTATTATCGAAAAATATGTCAAATACTCTAATGTAAGAATCAAAATTTCCTATCTGATACCTAAACCATTTACCTGTTCCCTTTAAAAATTTCAGTTGTTCTTGTTTTTTTGCTGATTTTGCACCCGAACGCATAACTTCATAAAAATATTCAATTAATATTTCTTCATTTATTTTTCTATCTCTACTAATGGTCTTTGGTTTAGAAATAGTTTTCCTATCACCTGCAATAATTTGAGATTTTTGAGGTTTTCTTCTAAATTCAATATAGGGTTGTAGTTGAAGTACCTTAGCAATAGGAGTGCGATTAACACTTATTTTTTTTCCTGTTTTAAAATTTTCTATCATATCTAAATCTAAAGTTGTTTCTTTGGATTCATCTTCAAAACTAGGTAACTTAAAATTACTATCCAAAACAACACCCCCTGCGAATGGGAGTATTTGTTCTCTAGTTACATATTCAGGAAATCCTGTAAAACCAAAAGCAATTTTTCCGAAAGAGATTTCTTCTTCCAAATATTTACGAGATTTGGGGTCTTCGTCTTTTCTAGCCCTTTCTTTAGCCTTTCCTTTAGATTTTTTTGAACCTACTCGACCTACGCCACCTTCTCTTACTATTTTACTAGATAAAGTAGCAGTTATGTCCTTGCCTTCCATCATCATTTTTCCATCTTTATTTTTGACAACGGGTATAACGGGTTTTAATTTTAATCCGCTATTATCTATAATACTATCAATTTCTTCACTATCAACAGGTAAAACAATAATAGTGCCTTTCTCTATTTTATATCCTACAACTTCGGGTTTTGAAAACGCTTCTGCATTGAGTAGTTTTTGTCTTGCGGATTTGTTGTTTTTTAAGAGAGAAGAAAAATTCTTTAATCTCTTTTCAATACCACTTTCATTAACTTCTTTTTTAGTTTCAACTAATTCTTTTTGGTGTTGAAACTTAAGTCTATCAAAACTAATCTCCCCATTTAGATATTGAACCATCTTATCGTATTCTTCATCTTCATAGAGTTTCTTAATTATTTTACTATTTTCTATAATATTACCCTCTTTGTCTATACTTTTTATGATTGTTTCAATTTTAGAAAGTTTGTTCATAAAAGGACTAAGTTTACTTTTGTTTTCATAGACATTTTTAATGTTAAAGGGTTCTTCATTGAAATAATCCCCTCTAGGAATATTTCTATAATCCCTATCGTAGCCCTCTCTTAATCTTCTGTCCAATCTAGTAACTGCTTCCAGTATTTTTGGGATTGACATATTCTTTTTATTCACGAAATCCACAACACCTTCTTCTAACTTATCATCACTAAGAGAAAGTAATGCTCTAGCAACTTTTCTCATATCATCAGAAAGTTGTTTTTTTCTAGGTGCTTTTAGAATATTTTGCCAACTCATTGTAACTTACTCTCCATTTGTTTTCTAACATCTAGCCAAACTTCAGGGTGATTTTGTGCTAAGACTTCCTTGATAACTTGCATCTGATGAACAATAATTGTATCTTGTCTCTTGTGAACTAACTTACCTTTGAACTCCATCAAGTATCTCAAACTCTCACGGACTTCCTTTGCTAACTTAGTTAATGAATCTATATGTTTTGGGTCTAACTCATCTGATTGGAAAAGTAAATCTAATTTAGTATCTAGCCTAGAAATGTTAGCACTCAATGTATCTACTTCATTTATTTCTTTCATAGCAATCATGTTTGCTGCTGATTGTTGAACTAAAGGTTGTACATGATTTTTCATATGACGAACTACTTGGTCGGGAGTACATTCTAACATTGACCCAACTTCTTCGGGTGTAATTACAGAATCATGTATTTGTAATTCGATTGCACTTCTATGTTCGCTAGTGCAAACTTTACATTTTGGATTAGAAGAATTGACATATCCTTCCATGTGATTTCTTTGGTGTCTTGAAGCAGTACCGCTAGGCCAATCCATTTGAATATCTAATTCATCAGCAGTAATTATCATGTTATCTAATTCATCTTCTAGGCTCTGCCTATTTTCTAAATTACAAAAAACACAACGCTTTCTAGTTACCATGTTATCACTTTTTATTGACTCCAAACTAATTCATATTCATCGGAATAATTGATTAGTTCCGATGGACTTAACTTTCCATATATATCGGGAGAATCTTCATTAATTTTATCAATATCATCCTGTTCAAGTTTTGTTCCATCGGGCAATATAATATCAGTAACATAAACTCCAATTTCTCTCATATATGTTTCTCTTTGTCCGAAGGAAAACTCCCACTCAATTATTGCCTTTCCTTCATCCTCATAATCCACAGGTGTTCTAAATGCGAACCCATGCATTGCACTTTCCGGCTGTAAACGTTTTACTATTTTTTCCCAACTCATCTTAATACTCTCCACAATAACTACACATACAACAAGAATAATTATCCTCATCTATTTCCATATTACAACATTCTAACATTATGTCACCTTCAATATATCAGCCCAACTTCTAACGGGTTGGTTGAAACTAGTTTTTTTCTCTTCTGAAAAGTTTTTCAGTTTAACAGTATTGTCCTTTCTTCCTGTTTTTGGTAATTCATATTTTTGATTTTTCTCATCTAACAATATTACTGCCGCTTGATTTATTACACCACGACTTATTTTGAAATACCCTCTATTTACTGTAAGAGTTTCGGGTATTCCTAATGTTTGTCTAACTCTATCTTGGAAATCTTTTCTTCTTGGTATAGTCCACTCTTTTCCTAAAATCAAATCTCTAACCTTTTTATGTGGAAAATTACCTGCGGGAGTAGCCATGTTCGGGTTAAGATGAACTGTTATCAGTCTTCTAATACTGTTGATTTCTAATATTTTTTTAGCCCAACCTTTCTGTCCCTTTGTTCCTAATACAATAGGATTTTCTTCTGATGTCCCCAAAGGTTTTTCTAATTCTTCTATCGCTTGTTCTACAATTTCATGTAAACTTTTAGTATTTGCAATTTTAACTTCTCCACCCCTACCATAAATTACTTGCCAAAATGGAGGAGTTGATGTTCCCCTAGCACCATACCAAGAACTAGGACACGCTGGCATAGGTGCTAATTCGGGTAATCCCTTTTCTCTACGTTTCATATTTTTGAACTCTCTTTTTTCCTGATAGTTGTCAGTACGATAGTGTCCGTATATTTCCTCTTCATTAACAACTTTACCACTTGTAGAATCTATTTCTTTATCAGTAAATAAAATATTTCTAGGGTTATTGTCATGTTCGTCATCTGAATATTCATCCATCAATTCTTTAAGTTTAGTTAACTCATCAATTTCAGATATTTCTATTTCACCACCATCAATAATATTTCTAATCATTCTATCTATTTCTACTCCGCCTTCATTCTGATTATTAGGCATTGGATTTCCCATCAACCTACCTGTTACTCCCTGTTTCAAAAACATCTGAAATAAATTAATTTCGTTAACCATAAATACATCATCACCACTAACCTTTCCTAATGCAGAAGCCCATTCAGAATAGAGTTTTTCTAATCCTTCTAAATCAGGATTTCCTTCTAATACAGTACCGGAAGGAGTATTAATTAAAACACTATTTGTCTTTCCTAACTTTTCTTTTTTTGCCACGTTTTTTACCTCCTTTTGATGAAATAGATTTATTGTTAAATAAAGATGAAGTTCCACTATTACCAGTAGTAACAGCCCCCGCCATTCGTAGTATAGTAAACCATTTACTGTTAGGGATAGTTGCCACTTGTCTAAGCGCAACAACAATTAGACTATGAATGTTTCACTAATTACTATTGTTTTTTATTTTTCCTAACTGCAACCCATACCCAAAATTCATTTGATAAAGTCCAAAAAAATTTCTCTATTCTATTCAAGAACCTTTTCTCCACTTCTTGTTTTTCTTTTCCTTAGTTTTACTAGGACTCCACTTTACTTTATCAGCCCAGTAAGCGGCAGACATTTTACCACGTTTAATATTCTTAGCGTGTCTAGATTTGAATGCTTTTCTTTGTCCGGCAGTTTGATTAGTCTTTACTCCTTTTTGACCGAACCTAATAGTTTTAACTTTATCTCCATCTTTTACAACAACAATGTGAGATTTAGTTTTGTGCTTAATTCTCTTAGGTTTACTAAAGCCACTCACACCTGCTCTTTTCAACGCAGGGTGTTTGCCCTTCTTTTTTAGAACATCAAACCAAGTCATTTATTTCCCGCCTTTTTCTTAGCACATTCTTTACAAATAGGAACACCACTTTCAGAAACAGTCATATGTCTTCTAGACAACACCTTAGTACACCAACCACATTTATTTTTAGGCATATTGGTAACATTTCTTCGTCTAGATTTTCTTCCGCTAAAGTTAGGATTACCTACTCTAACATCTCCCTCTTCGGCTTTACCACTACCTGCTCTAGTATTTACTTCACGAACTAATTTTTTACCTGCCCTTCTAACAGTTTTTTTCGGTAATTCTATTCCCCTACCTATCGGTCTTTTATTTCCTTCGGGCGCTTGACCTCTTTCTTTAATTGCCTTTATTCTTTTTGATTCGGGCATTTTTTCTCCACCCATAATATCAGGAGGTCTATCTTTAGGTCTCCCTCTCCCTCTATTTTTCCTACTTCCTTTATTTTTAATAACATCAAACCATGTCATTTTTATTCCTCTTTACTCTATTCTTTCAGAAGGTATGTTAAAATCGAAATCATCCACTTCTGATAAAGTTCCTAAATCTGTACTCAATTTACTTAAGTTAATTTCTATTTGCAATAGGAGTTCTCTAATTGCATCATGGTCGTATTGATTGTCTTCGGTTTTAGGTGTATTATGCAAAGCCCTTCTTGTAACGTCAATACCCTCGATTAAAACATTTAAGTTTTTCATCATCTCTTTCATACTGCCCGCATCTATTTTTTGTTTTATTACAGTAGTTTCTTTACTTAGGTGTTTCAATGCCTTTTGGCTTAACTCATTAAAATGATACAGTTTTTTACTTTCTCCTTCAACGTGTTTACTACCACTCATAAGTGTTCCATCGGGATGTTTATGTGTATCTCCAATATACTGTTTTCCATCTTCAAAGAAATGTCTTTCACCCTTTCCTTTCTTTACTTCTACAACCATACCATAAGTTTTGCATGGGTCTTTTCCACAACCACAATTTTTCTTAAGTATATTTTCCCAACTCATACTAATCACTTCTGCGAGAACTTCTTTCCGGTAGGAACGTGTTGTTTCCCCTTTTTAGTTCCTTCTCTTTTTTTCCTATCTTGATATTTCAATCTAGACTTAGAGGTTTTCTTGTAAGTTCCCTTTGGCATATACCTACCCTTAGTTTTAGACTTAGGAGTTTTGCCTTTTTCTTTTGCACTATGTTGTTCGGCACTACCCCACTCTTCATTAGTCCAATTCTGTAAATCTCTTTGTGCGGGTTTTAATGTTCCCTTATTTTTATTTCTTCTCTGTTTTTTCTTATAGGATTTAGCACCCTTTCTTCTTCGGGGTTTGTTTTTTTTCCTAATTACATCAAACCAATTCATTTTATCGCCTTTCTATTTCTAACTTAACATTTGGAGTTCCAAACAAACCATCAATAATTCGCCTGTATGGTTTACGAATATAACTATTGTATGCAACAAAATCTATTAATTCTTGTACGGAACTAAATTCTGTCTTAGTTAAATATTGTTCTATTTCTTCAGAATCCCACATAAAATGCCCCCCGTTAGAAAACGAATTACCATCCGGTCTTTTAGGAGAACCACGCTCATCATATTTTTTATATTGTAATCCTAATCTAGATGCTGTGTTTTTAATTTCTTCTTCAATTCCATTAGACCAAGCGATAGGAATATAACCGATTGCTTTTTGTTGATTTGAATTAAACATATTTTCTAATTTATTTAGTTCATTTAGATTATGTTCTTTGTCGAACCTTGTATTTTTAATAACATCAAACCAATTCATAATCCCCTCTCGGATTTAACCAATCTCTTTTCTTACCTTCTGCTGTAATTTCATGCCAAATGTAGCCATTAACTGTTCCTATATTATCTCCAATCCATTCTAATAATTCATCTTCAATATCTTCTTGTGTAAAATCTTCTTCAATACCTAATTCTTTAGCAGTAAGAAAAGCATTTACAGTAATATCCTCGTAGGGTTCATCTTCGGTGGAATAAGATTCGATTACAAAAACTCGTTCTTGTTTTTTAACAATTTCAAACCAACTACTAATCACGATAACCACCACCTGCTTTTTTGTAAGCGGCTGCAAGCATCTGTGCTTTTCTTGCAGACCATTGACCTGCTGCTCCTCCTTTACTACCTGCCTTAATTCTTTGAAATTGTCTCTTTCTCATTTTTGGCTTAGTATAGTTACCTGCTGAATTAACAGTAGATTTCTTTTTCTTCTTAAGAACTTCAAACCAAGTCATCACAAACCTCTCCATTTTCTTTCTGCTTCTGACATTGGCCTATACGATTTAGCCCGCATTTCTATTAATCTGCCTAATTGTTCATCATCTTTTTTATTCCACTTAGTTCCTAAATCTCTATGGTCTATTCCTAATTCATCATGAATAGTATATTTAGTTATATCTTTAGGTGCAACACCTCTACCTATGAGTTGGTTTATTATTGTCATTATTGTAGTTTCATCTTGCATTGGAATATCTGTACGCCTTAGTCCATCTTTCCATTTTTCATTATTTTGTTCTTTTGTTTCTGAAGGCATTAAACCGATAATACCTTCTATTGCTTCGGGTGTAACTCCATGAATCACATCTAACGTTCTAAGGAATGAGTCTAATTCATAGGGCAAGTTCCATCCATATTCGTTTGCCATATCAATAAACTCTTTACCCGATTGATTATATCGTCTATAAGATTCCAAATCTTGTTCTGCTCTTTTTTTCTCATTTTCTAAACGTGATAGTTCATCTCTGAATGGCCGCGCTTGTTTTTTATATTGTTCTTCAAAATCTCTAATTTTACTCATTTCAGTTTTTTCAGCAATAAGTTTTCTGTGATTATCCTTAAATGCCCTTTTCATATCTCTTATACTTATACTCAAATCATTATGTTGGTTTTCAAACGATTTCATTCTTTGCTCTATTTCGGGCAACTCTAACTCTGCATTATTTGCTATTATTTGTAAAAACGCATCTCTATTTTTATTTTCTAAATCAACCCTTTCTCTGCTATCATAGTCTCTTCGATTAAACCAAGACCAAGACCCATCTGAATTACGTACATAATATTTCAAAATACTAAACCAATCCATTTTATCACCAAACCTGTGGGTACTGAAATGTTTTACCTAATGAAAACTGAAAAATGGGCTGTAATTTTTTTACCACTAGCGCGAATTTTAATTTTAAGTAGTATCCATAACCAGAATAAGAATAATACTTTAACATTTTTTAACACCTAGAAAAGTTTTTTTTGTTTTGAATTAGGCTTAATTTTATTAGCACTAGCAGGTTTGCTAGGTTTAGGCTTACGATTAAAATTAAGGTGTTTAATAGGTTTACCTTTATCATCCACAGCGACAGAAGCCCCGTCAGTTAATTCTTTAGGCAATTTTGTTTGTTTTGTATTCTTTTTATTCATTGGATTTTTATTATTATTTTCGTCCTTTATTATGCTAAACCAAATAGGGTCAGCAGACGACATGGTGTCGCCTAGAGTGCTGATGTTAATTAATTTAGTGATAGTAAATAAAAAAAAAATAAAAAAAATTTTAATGCAAAGCATATGGTTGGAGATATTATTTGGTTATCCAACCATATGGAGGGGTAGCGTCTTACACTATACTTAGTTTTCTTCATCATCAAACATTAACGGTACACCTCCTGATGTGGTAGCGCATCTATACTGATGCTACCATATGGTTGGGGGGATACTCCCATGTGGTAGACTTAAATTATTTATTTAATCTTCTTCATCGAACATTAGTATCCCTCCCGAATAACCCCGTGTGGTAGCACAATTATTCATTGATGCTACCATATGGTTGTAACTTTGTGTTACACTAACCCCGAAGGGCTACTATTCCTAAGAGAAATAGTAGTTTTTCGTGTTCAAATCTTCATTTAGTCCCTATATATTGTTACAGGTGGTGTTGACATAACGTGAAGAAGATACTTGCCAAAATCATAGCCATCACGGTAGTATTTCCAAAGATACTCACTCCCATCTCCTATATTAACAATGAAGCGGGAACAATCATCGGCTACCTGTGCATATTCTTCGGAGTGAACCATCCCTTGTTCTATAAGGCCATCCTGTATCCCGCGTTTGAATGCTAGATTAAGTCTGTATGCAAAGTCCAAGTCAATCATCAATCTAACAACCCCATTTCTTCCATCCATTTCAGGGTGTTCGGCTGCCAACACTTGTGTAACAAACTTGGGTTATTCTTTGACTTTATCCTAGTCATTAATAGACCCCCGCATCCTTAAATGAGTCTGTCATTTCAATACCTTCTTTTGCTAACATATAGTGTTTCCACGCTCTGTTAGCGCGATACTGTTGTTCTTGTTGTCTTCCATATTCCCATTCTTCTTCTAATTCATACCAAGTCATATCGGTTGCTTCGGATAATTGTTCTTTAGCGAGTTGGTCGATTGATTCGTTATCAACATATTTAGATAAGGAATAAACACCCGACTTTTCTACATAATCTCTAATAAACTTACGTTCGATAGGTTCGTAATGTATTGAAACACTGCCATCTTCATGCTTTACTCCTATATATCCTATATTCATCCAAGTTCCGCTATGAACTATCACATCGTTTGAAGTATCACTCCATTTCTCTCTTTCTTCATTCATCTTCATCATATCCTATGCTTATCTGCATATTATTAGTAAATTTTCAACATATATGAGGTAATAACAGCACAAAGTTACTTACCATATGGTTGTGTTTAACTTTGTGTTAACTAAGACCCCGAAGGGTTAGGTTATCAGGCGACTAAATAATCGCCCGAATTAACCTTTTTTCGTATTTCCTTAATTGAATCTTCCTCTAAGAATTGAAGGAGATAATAGTTTGTAGTCATTGAATACATATCCCAATATGGGTTATACAATGTTACTTCATCGCCGTTAATTGTTGCGATTTGTGAACCGTAAGACATGAAATGTTTACCATGTTCATCGAATACCTCAAATTGATTTTTCGCAGGTTTTCCCTTTTTTGTTATCATTGCTCTCATTGTTTCACCTTCGGCCTTTTATTAAAATCACCTGTTAAGATGAAATTATTTCTCCTGATGGTTTTTTGTTGTTCAGTCCAATAAGGACTTCTTAACATAGCATCAAGAGATAACTGTGCGTTCTTTTTTAGTTGTATATTATTTTCAAGACATTTAGGTCTAGGTAATTTCACTCCTTCCATACTATTAGGAGTTTTTTACAATATGTAAGGTATATCACAAAGTTCCCTACCATATGGTTCGAGCATCGTATAACTTTGTGCTTTACGATGTGCGAAGAACCCCGATGGTCTTTTCAGACCAAAGGGCTACCACACTTTTCGAGTTTAATCTTCTTCATCGAACATTATTCCACCTCAATTTCTCTAATTTCAAAGAATTGCGTGTTTATTAAATCTCTAATTTGATTAAATCTATCATATCCACTACCTCTTCTAGTTTTGAATCCAGCAAGACCAATAATTTCATCCATCATGTTACTAGTCATTTTAGTTTGAATTTTATTTACAGTTTCAGTTGCTTTACTTTTTGATGAATACAACTTTTCCATCATTTCACTAATTCGATAACTTCTAACTGCTTTTGTAACTTCGACATATGCCGGATACAAGTGATGTTCGATATCATCACTAAATTCTTTCGCTTTTATTTCATATACTACTTTTGGGTCTCTACCACTTCTCATAGTATGTGTCGAGATTGGATATATATAAGGTAAATAATGACACAAAGTTACTTACCATATGGTTGGAAATACTTTGTGCTTTCAAACCCTATATGTAAAACTCTTAACACACAATAGGGCTTCAAGGGATAATTAACGGTAAAACATATAGAATATGTTCAGAGTTAACTGATAAATTACTGTTTTCCGTGTATAACCGTTTGACTTATTGGTAGATGATTGGATTACTAACCGAAAAGACTCTAATCTAGAATAGTCTACATAGTTTTCATTTCACAATATCGAATCCTCAGTTCTAAGTTATACACTCGGATTTGTGCCTTAAGGTCACGTTTCCTGTGAGAGTATAATTACCTCTATCCGCCCTATTGGTGTTGTTCGTTTCGCGTTGAACGTACGCTTGGGAATTTTACATTTGATTTAATGCATCAAGATAAGTCTTGAGTACATTAAGTGCTTTACCTGTTTCTTCAACAACTTCTGAAGGTGAATCGCCTCTAATTTTAAGAGACTTAACAATGTAAACATGATTTGAACCCGACTTAGATTGAGAAATCTCAATCTCGTAGGGGTAACTCAAGTTTAGTATCTGTTCAGGCGTTGTCGTTTGCTGTATTGTATTGGTTGACATACTCTAAGGAGTCAAAAATGGTATATGAGGTATGTCCGACAAAGTGTCCAACCATATGGTTCGTTACTTTGTACACGTTAACCCCATATACTAATTCTTGGGTCTAATAGTGTGTCAAGGGTATGACCCTAATTATACGGAAGTGAATAAAATGGCTAAAATGGAAATAACAGAAATAAAAGAAAAAATTAACGCATATATAGAAACAGGAGCAAACCCTTCATGGTTTGCTGATGCATGGGAGGCTAATTTGGCTAACCTTGAAAGTGAAGCAGTGAGTGAATCCCAATTCACAACAGCAGTTACAGGACTTTGCCGTTCTCTAACATCTGCAAACCCACTTATGCAAAGACGTAGGGCTTCATTAAGCACTGCAAGGCAAGAAAGAGTGAATGCTCACGCTCAATTCTTAATTGACATTGAGACCGCATTCAATGCTATACCTGAAGGTGAAACTTTAGTATTAGCAAAAACTTCGAAGGTTCGACCTACCGGAGTGTATGTTGACGGAGCAGATTTCGCATCTGTTTTCGCGACAAAAATCGAGAGTGCTGCTAAGGCACTTGACAAGGAGGACAATTAATTAGGTTGTCCTCCCCTTGACACACCTACTTTAATTCTGAGTAAAATTAATACCTTTACTCAAAATTAGAGTACTAGGGTTGGGATGTACAAAGTAATCCAACCATATGGTATGTTAAAATATACTAGTCAGAATATAGGTACATCGGGTGTTGGTCTGCCCTTTATATATGAATCTGAGGGTATAGGGGTATATCATGGGAATCAAGGTCATTTGACCGAGAGTTCCTAATACTACATATAATGACTCATCAGTAGTAGTTATAACATTTTACTACCTAAACAGTAAGTAAATTTAACGTAGTATTCTTAACTTCCTATATAGTATAATATAAAGTACTAATATAGTATAGTATATGATATAGTATAATAGATATAGTAAGCATGATTAAGACATTGAGTTAATTCTCGTCATTTCTCAGTGTTTCTTATCTCATATGAGAATGAGAAACGTGAGAAAAGTGGGAAATTAGAATAATTTTAGATATAATTATTATTATTCTCATATTATCATAATTATATTATACTACTACTCTCTCTCTCTCTCTCTCTCTCTCTCTCTCTCTCTCTTAGGAGAACGTGAGAAAATGAGAAAATAAGAAAAAGGCACTATAATGTGCTAATCCAAGTAAATTTCAAACATTGTCTCTCTCAAATGAGTGAGAAGTGCTTGAGAATTACATCATACTCACACATAAGGACTGTCCCGTAAATCTAGGACTTGAAACTACTTCGGTAGCAGAAGGTGTTAGTTGGCCTTGTGGGAACTAGGGGTTTTTACAGTAATAAGAACCGAACCCTATTCTTGAAAACAAATGCAAAAGAAACAACAGAGTAACCATCTAATGAACCTTAGCGGGGGATGCAGTTGGTAAAATAAGAATATAACAACATTTGTTGGATAGATGTGGGTTCAGAAGAAGATGCAGAAGTTTGCATTAGAGAACCTAAAACTAAACAGTTGAGATTCAATCAACAGAATAACAAGTAGCGAAAAATGCCTTCGGGAGTGAAGTAGTAAAAATTGTTCAAGAGCGAATTAATTCTTAGTCGGTTTATGGTAATCTAAAAAATGCTTTCTTAGGAAAAGGTATTTCCTGAGAACTAAGCGCAATAATGATGAAAGCAATTTTTTTAGTCATGGTCTTGCGAGACTATGCAGTTGTAAGTAATATTAGTAGTCGGCATGAGCAATAAAATATCATTGATAACACATGACTAACGTTATCATACCACCTTCGTGTAAAGCGGCATAGTACGTTTTTTCTTTCCCCTTTCATACTCAAAATTTATCACTTTCGGGGCATACCCGACTTGGGGCATACTACTGTTTAGCCATAGTAGTATGTCCCTTCACACTCCATTGAGTTAGGTTTTAGATAATAATAAATTGGAAAATTCGTTCTCTGTTCGGTAACGTGTTGACATCTCCTATCTAGTCGTGTGGTGCGACCCAATTTCCCTAACTATTCACACTCATATGATTCTTTTCTTACTACCACTGGGACTAGAACAAAAGAATCATTTATACGATATGAGTAGAGTTTGCTAAAATAAAAAAGATACTTGAAGTTCCAAAGGGTTGTTCGCCTCATAATGCTTCGATAGCAATTGGTATCTTTCTCTACTATTCACATTCCCAAATATAACAATAAAAAAAGAGGAAATAAAAATGAAAATAAAAGGAACAAATGAACAAGAAGAAATATGGAAAGAAATGACTTACGGTGATTCTCACATGATGGTCTATGCAGGTGCAGGTACGGGTAAAACCTTTACAATTGTAAATGGTGCTGAACACGTTGTTGGTAGAAAATGCTTTTTAGCATTTAACAAAGCAATCGCAACAGAATTAGCAAACCAATTACCTGATGATTGTGAAGCAAAAACGTTTCACAGTTTAGGACTTGCAGCGATTAAATCAGAGAGAAGAAACTGTAAAATTGATAATAAGAAAACATACAAGATTGTAGAAAACTTACTTGGTAAGAAATTTAAATCAAAGACACAATTGGTTAAACTAGTTAGTCTGATTAAATCATCAATGGTTGAATGGGATGATAGAGAATCAATTATCTCAATTATGCAAGAATACAATATCGAGTTCGATGGTGTATTAGAAATGAATAATGCTTTGAAGTACTTACCTACAATTAAGAATAATTGTATGGATTTATCAGTAGTTGACTTCGATGATATGATTTGGCTACCTGTCGAATTAGATATGAATGTCAAACATTATGATGTAGTCTTTGTTGATGAAGCACAAGATTTCAATGAAGTCCAAAGACAATTAATTTTGAAGACTTGTAATGGTGGACGAATGATTGTAGTTGGAGACCCTAAACAAGCAATCTATGGATTCAGAGGTGCTGATTCAGCATCAATGAAATTATTCCAAGATACATTATCTGAATCTCCTAGAGGTGTAAAAGAGTTTACTCTTAGCATTACTTGGAGATGTCCTAAGACAGTAGTTGCAGAAGCAAATCGTTTCTTTAGTGATTACTCATGTAGAGAGGATGCAGAAGATGGTGAAGTAAATGTTAATGTAGCCTTTGACCCTAAAGTTGGTGATATGGTTTTATGTAGAACAAATGCTCCACTAATCCAAAACTGTTTCCAATTAATTTCAGAAGGAATACCTGCCTTTGTATTGGGTAGAGATATTGGTTACAGTCTGCAATTATTAGTTGGTAAGGTAACTAAGAATAACGATATGTTAGTATCTGATTTCTTACCATTACTTAACAAACATATCGAATACCAAATGGATGTATTTAGAAAAGCAGACAAAGAAAGATTAGTTCAATCTCTTGATGATAAGAGACAATGTATTACTTATCTAACTAGAAATGCAAATACCGTTCAAGGTATTCTCGATAACATCAAAGCAATCTTTGGTGATGGAAAGAAACGTGGTGTTATCTTTGCTACTATTCACAAAGCAAAGGGATTAGAAAAAGATAACATTTGGATTTTAGAGCCTCAACTTATGCCTCATCCTATGGCTAAGTCTGATGCAGACAAACAACAAGAGACTAACCTTTGTTATGTGGCAATCACAAGAGCAAAGAAGACTTTGAATTATGTAGGTGAAAGAATTGGTTAAATGTAAAGAATGTAATGATAGAGGAATTATAGCAGTACAGCAAGCAGAAGGTGGTATTGAAATAGAACAATGCTTACCATGTTCTATGAAAGATTATGTTGAATATATTGATTCAGTAGATTTCTTTGATAAACACGGTATTGACGAAGAGGGGGTTGAGTAAGTTGAGAAAAGTCTTGACTTACTCTTCCCTGCTTTTTTTTGGTTTTTTGGGAATTTTCAACTCAACGAAACTAGAACTAAGACAAGAGACAGATAGTAATTTAGAATTACTTTTTCAAAATGCACAAATTATTTCTATTTCTGTTATCTCTGTAACACTATTAGTAATGTTAAAGGATATTAGAAAGTTTAGAAAAAGTGTGCGAAACGAAAAAAGTGGAGACAATAATGTAGCAATCGGAAAAACCGATAGCGAAGTTTTGATTTCCACACCTAAAATAGAAATAGAGGAATTAAAATGAATATATTTATCTTATCAGAAGATGCAGAAGAATGTGCTAAGATGATGTGCAATAAACACGTTGTTAAAATGCCAACTGAGAGCCTACAAATGTTATCAACAATAGCAGACCATTTGGGATATGAAAATGTACCATTCAAACCTGTAATGTTGAATCATCCCTGTACTATTTGGGCTAGGGAAAGCCAACAAAACTTCTCTTTCCTACTAACACATACCGCAGCATTATGTGCTGAATATACAGTTAGATATGGAAAGAAACATAAGGTTCAGAAATTATTATTATTACATAATGACTTATGGGCTAATGTTCTCAATGATTTACCCGACATTGGTTTAACACCATTTGCAGTAGCAATATCAGAAGATATGAATTGTAGAAAAGTGGAAGGTTTCAATGATATGACCGTAGTAGAAAAATATCGCCAATACTATCTAGAAGATAAATGGCATATAGGAGATTGGAAAAATAGCCCTCCTTCTTGGTGGCCTAAAGACCATACCGATATTAAAACAAAACAAAGAAAACAAGTCTATGCAAATATGCTTGAAGAGTTCAGGAGAATTAAAGATGCGCTTTAAGAATGTAAAACACGCAGAATATGAAATAATAAGAGCAATATTACACAACCCTAACAATGAAAACTTTATTGTTTCCATCGAAAAAGTTAGGGAAAGAGGTATTCCAAAAGGAGATAGTGTTGCTGAAAAACGCTTTACTAAAGCAGCAGCAAATATTATCTCTATTTTGAGAAACCTTCAAGGTAGTAGGTTATCATCACTACCTGAAGACCACATGGATTATGGTCTTACATTAGAACAAATGATAAAAGAAAGTAAAAGGAGAAATAAAAAATGAATATAGAAGAATATAGATTAAAAATACAACAGCAAATAGAAAATGGAGAGAGGAAACCGAGACCGTTATGTTTACCCGATGAACCCGTGTTAAACGCAAACGGCAATCCTATATCTCGATACCAACATTTAGGAAATTTGTTGTTACATCGTAAAAGTATTAGAATTAATAGGAAGTAATTCGTATGGTTTTCATTATTGAAAAATGTGTAACCTGCAATAAAATCCGAAAGATTTGGAGTAATCAATACGGTTTTCAATGTAAGAAATGTTTTGACCCTAAACCCACTCGGAGTGATTGAGTTGTCAATCATGGTTGAGGATTTTAGTAGAAAACACTATGCAAGATTTACAAATGGTGTTGTTTGCTTGGACGATGTTCAAGCCTTTACTTGGAGTAAATTAAAACCTAGTGATGATTTAACTAAGTTTATTTATCCGGCCACTAAATCGGGAGATGTCTATAAAATAGTTATCTTTCTCAAAGGTGGACAGAATTTTATTACAGCAACTAGCCCTAAGAATCTAAAAAAGGTCATTAGTAGATTCAAGGAACAAAAAACCCTTCTTGGAGAAGATGAACTATGGGAAGAGGAATGACCGAAGAATTAATACAAAATCTAGAAGCAATGAAACATCACTACAATAAGTTAGTGGAGGCTTATGAAAAACTCCCTCATCTATCCATGATGAGGAGAGTAATTCTAGATGATGCACTTACAGTAATAGGTGCAACAATGGATGGTGTAGTTAACGAATTAAAAGATTACACCGATATGTATAAGGAAGAATAAAAATGAAAATGACAAAAGAAGAAATAAAAATATGGAGAGAAAGCCAAAACTACGAGATAGGTCACAAAGGTTGGTCAGTAGTAGGCGATAAATGGTATCAAGTTGAAGTTATCGGTAGAGACTACTATCCCATTACGGGAAATTTTCGTAGGCATATTGTACAAATACCAAATACCAAATATAAATGTAAAAGAATTACATTATACACAAGAAAAGAAAAAGAGGAATGAAAAATGAATATAGAAGAAAGAAAGAAACGAAATGAAGAATTAGAGAGAAACGCCCCAATACCTATTGGTATTGAAAATTTGATAGGTATTACTTGGATTAACAAGTATAATCAATCAGTAATAGAGATAGTAAGAAGTAGGGTCACAAACACAGGATTAGTATGTTGGTATAGTGGCACAGATGAAATGTTTTTTACTAGAGAATTAAATAATCATTGGCGTAGAGTATCAAAGGAAGAGGAATGAATATGGAAAGAAATGTAGAATTTAGAATGGTGAATGATGATGAGATGCCTCCGTTAGTAATAACGATGAATGAGGATGATGAAGTTAAGGTTGTATTAAACCAAAATCATTTGATTTGGTTATCATTAAATCGTAAAACAATCGGTGGTTTACCCGAAGCATTGTATAAGAATATAGATATCTTACTAGATGGTTTTCTTAGAGAACAACGTCAAAATGAGAGGATGGAATAATGTCTACTTATAGTAGATTAACTAACAAGTTATTAGCATTATCTAATTCTGACGATTACGAAGAAGCAAAGAAAGAATGGAGAATAACAGGAAAAGTTTGGAAGGAAACTCCCAGTGTAAGAACAAGGAATCATGTTTCCGGCCATCCTAATTCTTGTCTTTGTGGGCATGATATCGTTTATCATTTTGAAATTGAGAATACTGAAAATGGAACATTAGAAATTGTAGGTTCAACTTGTATCAACAATTGGATGGTTCTTCGACACATGGAAGAGAAATTAAAAATTGATAGAAGAACTATCACTGAAAAGATGATTGAAGAATGGAAGCAAAATGCTGTTCAAACTTTAATAAAAGATGCTTGGTGGGAAGAAAACGGAGAAGAATTTACTAACACTTTCAATCAAATAAAGGAATTAGATTTAAGAATCAATGTTAAAAAAACAGGTAAAACATATTGGGACGAAACTCTCAAAGATTACAGACCTGAAACTTTCATTCGTAAAAGTAGTGACGGTTTATATGGTACTCCTACTTATGAAATGGCCTCTATTGTATGGAGATGGAATCATCCCGACAACACTAGAAGGCAGAGAGACAGTAAAAGAGGTACTCCAAACAATAAACTTATGGAAGATTTAGTTTTATTTAAAATAAATATGCAGAAAAATCTAGACGTTATCAACAAAGAAGACTCTATTGATTCAGATAGAATAATCCATCTAGAAAATATTGATTCGTATATTTCTAAAAAATTAGTTGCAGTAAATGATAATGATTTAGACCAACAGAAGTTCCTACATAGTTGTAAATTTTACGGCATTAGACCCTTTACAACAGGTGAAGCGGTGAATAGTTGGGAAAGAAGATTTCTAAGAGATATGAGAAGAAAGATTGTGAGAATGGAGAGACCTTCACCTAAACAATGCGATAGTCTTATTAATATCTTACAAAGACGTAATGATGTTCTCTTAGGAGACAACGAGGTGCATGAAAATGGCTAAAAAGAAAGAAAAGGAAGAAGAAAAACAACCGGAAATAACTAGCGAGCAGATTATTGAGAGCATGAAAGGAGATTACACAAATCTTTTAACATACGCTCAAAGTCTAGAGAAAACAGTGCAAGATTTGCGTCAAAAGATAGAAGTTTATGAAGCAATGCAAACACAACTCCTCGGTGATAAAAGAGAATTAAAATCTTACATATCATCGTTAGAGAACACGCTTAATCAAGCGAGACAATCAACACAGTCTTGAACATAGTTGAAACTAAAAAAAAAGGAAGTAATAAAAATGAAGTTAAGAATAATGAATGAAAAAGGACATACAGAATTAGATGTTACGACATCTGAGATGATTGAACAGATAGCAGAACACCCAACTCATTGGGTTTATGTTGATAATGACATGGTTAGCCGTGAATCTATTAACGACATAAATTGGAATGAAGTTGAAACTGTTAACTTAGTTCAAGCAATTGTTGGCGGAAACCAATAATTCTGTAATGATATTTAATATCGGCTTACCATAGATATAATCTCTATCGGTAATTACTATATGGTGTTTAACATCGTTAAGTAATCCCAGTAACGGGAGATGTTACCAAACGGGTGCGAAGCCCGTAAAAAACTAAAGATGGGAATTAAAATGAAATGTAGAAATTGTAATAAAAAACTAGGAACAAGAAACCATACAGCAAGAAAAAACTCAACAACAAATCTTTGTTTTTCTTGTATTAGAAATCCCCCACTAGAAGACAGGTGCGTTGGGATTACCGCAAAAGGACATAGATGTAAAGTAATTAAGTATAGAAATACTGAATATTGTAAAATACATCTAAATCAAAAAAATAAAATTCAAATAACTAAAGGAGAAATTAAAAATGAAAATAAAATATATAATACCAACAGTAGGTGATGGTGGAAATCAAATAACATCAAGCCTTCTATTAAGAATCGAAAACAAAAACAAGAACATATTCCGCACATTATATGAGCGAAATATAAACCGTCCCAAAAGTACATTACTTGCTAAAAAAATGGGTCTAGACTCATATAGACACTTGCGTAATGCGGATAAGATTTATGATTATAACACAAAAAATCTAAATTCTTTCGGTGAAAGAATTATTACTTGTAGAAGAACACACATGAATACCACAGTAGAAGGTGCTGACCCCGTTCTAGAATCTCTTTCTAAAAAGGTTGAGGAAGTACTTTTTCCTCACAAACTTTACGATACGAATAAAGATAATTTTATGAATACTATATCATTCAAATATTACAACGGACAGACTAAAATATTCTACGGCAGAACGAATAAAAGATATTATATCAATGGCCTACCTAGAAACAAAGCAGATGTAGTCAAGGCGATTAGTAAGATAATTCTAAGAGCAGCATTAACAAGATGTTCAAAACAATTAACTACTTACACATTAAAGGTTACTACCTTCCCCCACAATGTTCTGTATGCTTTGGAAAATAGAACACCATATCATTTCAATCATCAATTGAGACAGACAGAAGTTGTTATTAATACCAAATTAATTAGTGATGATGAATGTGTATTAGAAATATCTGACAGTGTTTGGGGCGTTTTATCTACTAAAGAATTGAGTACATTTATTGATTACTTTAAGTTCGGTAAGAAAAGAAGTAAGAAGTGGAATGTTGGCGTTACCAATGAGTTCCTTTGGGAGCAAACGATGGGTAGTAAACCAACCTCTACCGAATTAGAAAAGATGACACAATGGTTGTTACAACATAGAACTTCGGACATTGTAGAAGATAGGGCAACTAAATTATTGTTCGACATTGCAGCAGAAACACCCGAAATTGATTTCGTACAATTTAGAAATCCTAAGAATAAAGCGTTGTTTGTTCATGGTAAATATTGTGATTGGCTTATTACTTATACAGGTGATGGGATGAAAAGAGGTAATCAAGATGTTTCTACACATCAGATTGTTGGTTTTTCCGAAGATAAAGGAAATTGGCATGGTATGAAACTTTCCGGTTCTATCTGTATTGACAATGTTTCTAAAGGGGCTAGTATCGGAGACCAATTAACTGCAAGAGCATTAGCATTGATAAATGAAGATATAGCAGCACATCACCTATACACAATTAGGCCATTAATAACAGAAGAATTAAGAAACGGAAGTAAGGTTATGGCTAGGTTGGACAGAAGTAAATTAAACCATTGGTCTCAAAGAAAATGTGACGAGTACTTACACAAGAAAAGAATGAAGGAGAATAAATAAAATGAAAATATGTAATAAATGTAAAAAAGAATTAGGAGACCTTCGGGTCAAAGATGGCGATTGTTGTAGGATAATGGTGATGAAATGAAATGTGTTGAATGTAATTGCACCACCACAACTTTCGATGAAAGAATGGGTGAAACTATTTGTGCTGATTGTGGTTTGATATTATCAGTAAATATATTTGAAGAAACTACTAAAACTATTTTTATTCAAGATGATGGTAAAAGTGGTAGCGGAGGGGTTTACTCTAGAACTAGTGACCTAAGTAAATTAGGTTCTATTATTCAAAGGAAGGATGTTAAAAGTAAAACTGATTATAGTTTGATAACAAACAATATAAGAATTAATCATAATGATTCAGAAAATAAAGTATTAGTTGCTACGGGTATTTATCTTTCATATTACAATGGCGGTAAATTAAAAAACGAAGTTATTAAAAAATATAGAATATTAAAAGATGAACATTTAGTTAGAGGTTTACCTTTAGATGATGTAGCAGCAGGTATTGTATATTATGTACTAAAAGAAAGAGGAGTTCCCGTCTCTCTCAAAGATTACTCTAAGAGAACTAAAGTTCCAATAAAGAATATTATGAGAACTACTAAAAGAGTAACTAGAAAGTTTGGTAAACCGCACATATTTAGTCAACTAAATACAGACGAAATAGTTTCTAGTATTATAGATAAACTAAACTCTAGAGAAAAAACTAGATTTAAAGAAAAGATAGAAGGTGATATTAGAATGGATTGTTATAATTTTGTGGATTATGCAAAACAATGTTATGACAATTTTGATTTAACCTTTACTACTAGTGATATAGTAGCAGCATTATGGATTGTAGGACAGACCTACAATTCACGAAGTATTACACAACTAGGACTTGCAGATTGCAGTACAGTTAGTGAAGTAACAATAAGAGAAAAAGCAAGAAAAATGTGTAATAATCTTAATTTAAATAAGAATAAATTAAGGTCTTATACAACAAAAAATATAATGAATGGAGTAAGATAAAATGATAAGAAGAAAAATGACAATGGAAACAACAACAGGAAGAACTACAATAGATATTAATTATTGTACTGCTTTTTCCATAAGAGAAATAACAAAGAAAGGAGTCTTGTCTAAGGCAAAGTATGAATTAGATATTCATATGCAAAGCGGTACTATTTTTACCGCTACTGTTACAGATAAAGAACTACTAATCTTTACAAACTTATGGGAAACAGAACGAGAATATCACTTGTCTCTTTCTGAAACAGAACCAAAAGAAATATATGAAAAAGAGGAATTAGAATGAAAACAAAGAAATTAAAACAAAGAAAATTATTGATAATTGGAGCAGGTGGAATAGGTAGTTACCTAGCATCCTTCCTAGAAAGAATTAGCGAAGGAAGACAGGCATTGTATGATATTACAATCTACGATGATGATAAGGTAGAAGAAAAGAACCTATCCTATCAAAACTTTAGTGTAGAAGATATTGGTAAAGCCAAAGTAAAGGTGCTTGGTAATAAAATTGGAATACAATCTGCTATCAACGATAAAAGAGAACACCAAGTTCTTACTGCTAAACAATTAACTGAAAAGAAGTATGATTTAGTTATCTGTTGTGTAGACAATTTAGCGGCTAGAAGACTCCTTTACAAAACAGGACACGGTGAAGACAGTGCTGTTAAGTGGTTAGACCTTAGAGCGCAAGGTAGGAACGGAGTATTGATTTCTTACAAAGTTAATCCAATACTAATACCGGATTTACTTGTCGGTGCAGAAGGTTCATTCAGTTGTCAAGGTGGAGATTGGGATGGTTCGGCTAAAGATATTAGTACTATGCACATTGCCATAGCAGGTATTGCAACCCAATGGATTCAACGTTGGTTTAATGATAATAATGACGTAGCAGATAAAATGGTAGTGAATGTATGAGTGAAGAAGATACAGAAATAGATGATTTAATAGAAGAAGATGTAGGTAATATAATGAATGTTATTGCAACAGATGGTTTTTACTTACAAGCAGAAATAGTAAAGGTATGTTGTCCTGTTTGTCTAGAAGAGTTCATGGGAACTAAAAGACACGCAGGTGGTTTCATAGCCGGACATAGAGCATTCCATGAGTTTGAGAACTCTCAAGACTTTATGGTAGAACAAATGGGGGGAATATAAAAATGAAAGAAGAAAATAAAGAAGAAATGAATAATGAAGAAAATAAAGAAGCAATGAAGGACTTTGATTGGAAAGAACACATTAGGAGTGTTTACAAAGATATGTCTAATAGTGAAGGTGGTGTTAATTTTGTTAGACCATGTGCAGATACAGAAATGTTTCTATCCGCTATTTGGCAAATGTCTGATGAAGTATTAGAGGGCATGGAAGTACAAGTAGTAATAGATGACAAAGATGATTTGTATATTAGTAGCGGTACACCCGCTTTC